GAATGTATATGTCGCTAAAATGAATGGTTTACGTAAATATAGTATAAATAAAAAAGAAAAAAAATTGATATTATGATAAAGTTATCAAGAAATATAAACTTTTCCGTTACTAGTAGCAACCCCGTTGGGTTCTTTAAAAAAGTTATTATTTTTTGAAAAAAATTGAATCAAAAAGTTGATTATTAACAAATATAAACTTTTTCATAACTGATATATTTGGTAGTTATATTGATAGTAAGATAATTTAAGGTATTTGTAATAAGGTTAAAATTATCAAAAAAAAAATAAAAACAAAATTATAATATTATTAAAAGTTTATCTAAAAATATCAAAATAATAAATAAAAAAAGTAATATTTAATGATAAATTTATCATTTTTACTGTTAATTTAACAAAAAGTTTAGATATCATAAATTTTGATTTAGAATAATACATATAATATATAAAATTTCAATTAACAATAACTAAAAAATATAATCATATTATAATATAATATGACATATTATATTATAATATAATATGTCATATTATATTATAATATAATGTCAAACGTAGATATAGCACAAACTGAAAAATATAAAAAAATGTTGGGTTTAACTAATTTGAATAATACAACAAATAAAACTATTATGAACGCATCTACTACTATTATGGGTAATTTATATATATCTAATTATGTTATATTACAAGGAGAAACTACTATAATGGATATAAACGTTTCTAATAATTCTAAAATGGGAAATGTTAATATATCAAAAGATATTAATTTAAACAATTCTATTATTAATGATACTACAGTATTTGGTAATATATATTCAAACAATATTATCATAGAAGGTAATATTCAAATAAATAATGATTCAGTATTTGATAATTTAGATATAGCTTCTTTAAATGTTTCTGAAAAGTCTTATTTTAATAATAATATTACAGTTAATAATATATTTGCAGTTAATACCGAATTATCATTATTATGTAATAATATTAATATAGGCGATATTAATTCAATAGTAAATATATATGGTACCGGATTATCAATAAATACAAAGGAAGTAAACGTACGTGATAAATATATTGTATTAAATTATTCTAATGTAAGTGATATAGGTAATTTAGCAGGTATTGAAATTAGTGCAATAAGTGGTGTTGGTTTTATTAGAACTAATACTGGTGCTACCAGATTTGAAATAAAAGCACCGAATGAAGAATCTGTTAGATATATAGCAACATTAGATAATTTAAATAATTTAAATATATCGGGCACTACTAGTTTATATGGTAATAGTACTATAAATTCTAATCTTGTGGTTAATGGAGACACTACTATTATAGGAAACAGTATTTTTAATGGATCGTTAATTATATCTGGAAATACCAATTTTATAAATAATGTTACATGTTTATCTAATGTTGCTATAGGAGGTAGTATAAATGTTAATAATGATGTGGATATAAATTCTGATTTTAATTTAAATGGAGCGGCTAGTGTATTTAATGCAACAATTTTATCAAATTTAGATGTTTCTGGAAATCTATCAATATTAGGAAGCGTATCAATGTCATCTGATTTAAATATATATGGTGGTGCTATTTTACAAGGAAAAACCACATTCATGTCAAATATGTATGCTGCGGGTGATGTAATAATTAATGGGAATTTAACATTTCAGTCTGATTTATATATAAACAGTGATACAAATATCGCAGGTAATATAATATTAAAAAATAATGTAAATATTTCCAGTGGTTCGCTATTCAAAGGGTCTACTTCATTATTATCTAGTTTATATATAAATGGAAATGTTAATATAGATGGAAATATAACACTAGGTAGTTTTATTGGAAATTATTCAGATTTAATGAATAATTATAATAATTATAATGAATATGAAATATTGGGACAATTAATAGGAACCTTTCCTGAATATAAAACTAACTATGATGCGGTATCTAATGGAGTTCCTTTATGGGGGTTTTATAGAACAGGGGGTATACTTAAAATAAGATTAGATGATACACCACCAGTATTATTTTTATCAGGAACTACTGCAATTTCTATAAATAATGGATCAGAATATTATGATGACGGTGTATACGCTACTGATAATATTAATAGTACTATTGATTTATATTTATATTCAATATCTAATGAATTAACACCAAATATAATAAATAATAGATATTTTATATCTGGTGCTAATACTCTTATAACTGAAACAACTATATTAGATATAGGATCGTATAATATTGACTATGTTGGTATAGATAGTTGCGGTAATGAAGGATATATAACTAGAACATTAACAGTGTCAAATATATTAAAATATTATCCTTATGAAAATAACCATATTATTCAAACAAAAGATACAAATGGTAATTATTTTACATTTTCTAATAATAATTTAATAGATGGTATTGATTCGTCATGGACATTTAATCCAAATTATTTATTATTCGATTTTAATAATGAATGGTCAGTAATTTTAAAAGTTAGGGCAGTTAATTGGAATGGAATGTTTCAAATTAATTTTGATCCGATTACAACAAATTGGGGAGATAATAATAATAATGTAAATGGAGGTGTTTCTAATATTTCATTTCAAGATAGTTTCAAGTATTTTGACGATGATCCTATATATTGGGATAGCGGTTCACCATCTTTAAATTTTTATGAAAATTTTAATAGTGGATTTGGTATATATATTAAAATATATAGAAAAAATGATTTTTTAAATATTGATTTTTATGATAATGATAATATTTTATTAGATTCCAAAATTTCAAAAAATCAATTTCAATATACCAATACCAATAGTATATGTTCTTTTTACTCGTATGGTAATTTAAATTGGTTATACGGGTATTTGATATATGAAGAAAATTCAAATGTAACAGTATCTGATTTTAAAAGAATATTTGAATAAATTAATAATTATTATAATAATTATTAATTTTATTTATTTATTATATAAATATCTAATATTTTATTCATGTAAAAAAGTACAGTTTTCATTTTTATTACATTGTCCTTTACTGAAATAGATACATTGTCTAGTTTTATGTCTATTATCTTTTTTATATGGAACATTAGAACTTCCTTGATTATTATTAGGTCGATCATTAGAACTTCCTGGGTTATTATTAGGTCGATCATTAGAACTTCCTGGGTTATTATTAGGTCGATCATTAGAACTTCCTGGATTATTGTTAAAGGTATTATTATTATTAATCTTATGTGAAATGTCAGAAATATTTTCTTCTAATGATGTCATAGTTTTATGTAAATCTGAAATATTTGATTGAATGTTTTCAAAATTTTTATTATCTTCATTTATATAAAAAGTTTCGATCTTACAAGTATTTTCAGAAATTATATCCTTTAAATCATTTACTTTGTCTATTAAAATTTCATTATCTGTTGATAATTTTTCATAATCACCATTAAGTTTTTTAATTATATCTACTAAAGTATCTATTTTTTTTTCTAATTCTATTAAACATTTATCGTTAACGTTCTCCGAATTATCTTTTTTAATAGGTGGCATTGTAGTTAATGTAAAATATTTACTGATAGATATTTATGTAGTTTTATTAACTTTGATAATAATATATATTTACAAGTTAATATATGATTTTTACGCTATTTCGTATACAGCGTAAGTTATCTTTTAATAATTGTTTATATTCTAATAATATATTTTTCATTTTTTTTATATATTAAAAATAATATATATATATATATTATTTTTAATATATAATCGTATTTAATATATGGTCGATTCTGTATTATCAAGTAAATATAGAAAAATGTTAGGTATAGATAATATAAAATCTATATCGGGTACCACGTTAATAGAAGGGGATGTTACTATATTATCTAATTTAAATGTATCTGGTTATGGTTATATTGGAGCTGATACATTTGTTAATTCAAATGTAAATATATCTGGTAATATGATAATAAATGGGGACACTGTGGTTGAAAATAATTTACATGTTAATGATACTATGTTAATATTAGAAAATATAAACAGTAATAATATAAGTATATCTAACAATACTACAATATTGGGAACTATCTATATAAGTGGCACAACTATAATAAATGGAAATACTACAATAATGAATAATTTTTTTATCGAAAATGATTTAATATGCGATAATCTGTTACAGTGTGATAATATTATTGGTAAAAATGATACTATTAGTATTATAGGAAATATTATAAATATAGGTAATTCAAATTCTGTAATTAATATTCTAGGTACTACATATTATGGTTCATCAAACGATTTTATAATTAGTGATAAATTAATATCTTTAAACATTAATAAAGATACAGGTTTAGGTATAGATATAGGAAATAATAGCGGCATAGAACTTTATAGTAATTTAGGTAATGGATATATAAAAACAAATAATACAGCCGATAGATTTATTATTAGACCTCCTGGAAAAATAACCGACAGATATATAGCAACTGTTGATTTGTCGAATAATTTAAATGTTAGTAATGATTCTGTTTTTTATCAAGATGTAACGATATTATCATCATTATATGTTTCAGGCGATACTGTAATATCTAATAATTGTACTATAGGTTCTACATTAAATGTAAATAATGAAATAATATTTAATAATGATGTTACAGTGAATTCAAATATTATTGGTTCTGATGGTATATTTAATAATATTAGTATAAATAATAATCTATATGTTTCTAATAATAGTATTATATATGGAAATGCCACTATCAATGGAATAATGTATGTATCTGGTAACATAAGTATAAATAATGATAGTACTATATTATCAAATATTAATGTTTCCGGTTCAGCTATATGTAACGGAACTCTTACCATAGGATCATCTTTAACGGTGGATGGGAGTACTATTATAAATAATAATCTAACTATTAATTCGGATTTATTTGTTAATGGGGATACTATCATTAATGGTAATGCTACTATATTATCAAATATAAATATATCCAACGATTCCGTAATAACTGGTTCTGTTACCGTATCTAATAATTTATATATTAGTGGAAATTCTTTTATAAATGGAAATGTTTTTTTTGGGACAACTTCATCAATTATTAATATATTAGGGGATATTATTACTGATTTATTACATTTTGATACAAATACAAGTGCGGCAAATGCAGGTATACCAATATGGGGGTTATATAGAACAGGTGGTATTATTAAGGTAAGATTAGATGATGTACCACCCTTAATTAGTTTAACTGGTAATACTACTATAAATATTAACCAAGGAAATAGTTTTATAGAACCTGGTATAATTTCTTATGATGATTTAGATGGAAATGTAGATTCTTATATAACATCAATTTCATCAATAAATACAAATAATATTATTTTATCTCCTATAAAAATAACACAAAGTAGTTTAATTAACCAAACTAATACATTACCCATAGATTTTTATACTGTTATTTATTATACTGAAGATTCTGTTGGCAATTATAGTACAGCCTTGCGATATATTAACATACAATAATATAAATCTTCCTTTAAAATTTAATTTATAATTATATAAAATGATAAAAGAAATTGATTATAATAAAGATATAAATTTTATAAAATTATTGAATACTGACAAATTGTATATTTATACTATATTTATATATTTTAATTCTTATAAAAATAAATTAAATATTTTATTCAATTTAATGGATATGCTAAACGATAGTTCAATATATTTAAATAATGATTTATATAATTTATTAGAATTTATTATAATAATAATAAACCATATATACGAAACATCTAATAGAAATAATAAAAAATTAATATATAATAAAATTAAAAACTCAAACTTAATAAATTTATGCATTACTTATAAAAATTCAAGTAAATTATTAATAATAATAGATAATTATAAATTATTAAATAAATATAATAAAACATTTATATTAAATTGTATAATACAGACATCAAGATATGGTAACTTTAAAGATTTAAAATTTTGGATAAAAAAATATGAAGGTTTTGAGAAAAATAATTCAATATCGGTATTAATAGAAAAATATCCCATTATTTTGATTAACTCCACTTTGAATAATAGTTTTAAAGTATTTAAATATATTTTTAAAACTAATTATTACATAAATATTAGTAATAATATATTAAAAAAAATTCTTTATAATATTGTAAAAAAAGAATCAACCATAATAAAATTTTTAAAATTTATATCAATATACTATGATATATCAGGCTTTATAATATATTTATATAATAATATAAAATCAAATGATATTATTATAAAAATACAAAAAAATCATTGTTTTACTATTACACATTGCATAAAGTCATTAGAAAGTGTATATCATAGAATAATAAATAATAGTGATAATAATACTGAATTATATTTATATATTAATAAAATATATAAATATTTATCCACAGAAGATATGATAATATCACACATTATATTAAATATTAAACATAACATTAACACAACTAACTTAATTAAAAATATAAGTAATTATTCATTTGTTATTAATAAAGATAACGAATTATTATTAGATTATTTATTATCATATCCTTTAATAAAACTATGTTCTGACGATATTATAATAAAAAAATGTTCAGATATATTATTTAAAAATAATATATTGGAAAAAATAATTAGACATAAATTAAATATAATAGATAACTTTTATTTTCTATATACTAGATTTTTTTTTATTAATAATAATAATATTTGTATATCAGCGAATAAAATTTTACATAATATTAGAATGTATGTAAATCGTTTCAAAAAAAAAATAAAAACACAAAAATGTTATAATTTTTTGTATAATTTAACACATTATAATAAAATACAGTTATATAATAATAGTAATAAACTTTTACTAATGGAGCCACCTAATAAATTATTAAATATATATAAGTTACCCATTACTATATACCCAATATATATAGAATATACGGTAAAATATGAATATTTTGAAAAATATAATTTATATTTAATTTATGATATCGATATACCGAAAATGAATTTATTGGATAGACTTATTTACTTGAGAAATATACATCCTTATATCGATACTACTATTGATATTTATGATGGTAACCACAATAATTATAAGGACATTATCAAAAAAGATAATGAAAATATTTTTAAATATTTAAATACTATTGATGATAATATTAATAAATGGTATCCTAAATTATTTATTATTTTATAAAAAAGAATACATTCCAGTAGAAGTATTATCCAAGGCTGTTATATTTTTTTCAATAGTTTTAGTGGTCATATTCTCTGATTCGGTTACGGATAATTCTATATCATTATCTCCGATTATTTCATTAACATCTTCTGCTGATTTATCAATATTATATTCATAATTAATTATATTATTTTTTGCCATATCCTCTTTTATTTCAACATTATCCTCTTTAGATGTTAATATATCTTCACTCTCATAATTATCTTCATTAAAATCATTTATTTGTTTTATTAACTTTTTAATAGTAGCGTTACGAATATTACTATCAGTCATAATATCATTTGTTGATTTTTTTACAAGGTTATTTTTAATTATTGTATTAATATCCAACACTTTAATAATATATAAAAATGAAATATTTAATAATGCAATGGCTATATATTCATCATTACTTTTAATACTTAATGTATTCGTAGTATTATTGTAAGAAATATTCTTAGAAATTTTTTTAAATTCATTATCTTTATTATTTATATTTTGTATAAAATTAATAATATATATATTTTCTGTATTACCATATCTAATATTAGTCCATAACCCAGAATCTTTATTTTTGGTATTAGTATTAGTATTAGTATTAGTATTATCTTTTATATTAATTATTTTATTTGGTGTATCGAAATAACTATATATAATAATACCTAATATTATATATAATAATAGTTCTTGTGTAAAAGACATCTATAATAATTATTAGATAATGTTTATTTATATAAATAAATAAAATTTTAATAATTAAATAATACTTTTTTTTTATACTTTATTTCAGTATTATTTAGTTTTTTTTCATTAATAATTACGTTTTGGATATTGAATTGAAATAATAATTTATTTTTATTATTTATTATTTCATCATTTATTTTGCTATCGTTTGTTATTATTTCATCATTTATTTTGTTATCATTTATTATTACTTTATCATTTATTATTACTTTATCATTTGTTTTATTATCAATTACATTATTAGATATTTTATTTTCAATTACATTATTAGATATTTTATTTTCATTATCCTTATTTAAAAATTTATTAGACTCTTTTAATTCTTCCAATATATTATATAATAAGTCTTCTAGTTTTGAAATCCTATTTATTAAACTTATATTTTGATTAGTTTCATCAATACCTATTTCTATAACAAATGAATAATTTATATCAGATATTATATTTTTATTATCATCGTTTAAAATATTAACTTTCAATTCTGTTATATTAATACAATCAATAAAACTATATTTATATTCTATATACGTAACATATTTATTAGTAGTTTCATTAAATGATATTTTACTAAAAATATTAGAAGATATATCAGTATTTATATAATTTTCGAGATTTAGTATATTTAAACTAATATAATCATAATAATATTTATAGTCATTTTCACTAATTATTGATTCTGCTGGATTTATGGAATAATATTGATTTTTAAATCCAATAATATTTCCAAATGATGTATATTTAGTAATATTTGAAAAATCTATATTCACTTTATAATGTCTAGACATATTTTTTATTATTATTTTGTTATTTAGATTTTCAAAAACTATTCCTTTAGTTTTAGTTGTATCCGTTAATTTTAAATTACTTAATTGATAATTTAATATATATATTAAATTATCAATTTTATATACATTATCATCCAATATTATTTTTTCTTCTTTTGGTAAAGTAAATACATTAGAATTGTGAGGAGCTCCAAATAATTCAGTTTTTATAATAAAATAATTATTATTATAAAAATTACTAAACATAGGAAATATATTTTTAATATTAAATTCCTTTAATTTTATATAATTTATACTAGAATTTATAGTATAATTAAAATCACAACTATTTGGATAATTTGTAATATCTCTCTTACTCGAATCTATGTTTATATTATAAGATTTCATTATTATTTAAATTGTTAATATATATTTATATATTTATAAATATATATTAACAATTTAAATAAGCGGTATCTTTATTAATTTTGTTGTTGGTATAATATTTATTTCTTAAAAAAGTTTACTTATGTTAAAAAAATTATAAGGTAACATATATAAATAAAACTGTAAAAATAACCACATGCGTTAAAATTTTCATACAAGTAATTTCTTTTTTAGAGAATTTTTACTAATAGAGAAATTACCTGGTTTATCTACATAATATTCTATATTTTCAGTATTGGCTGGATGTGTATAAACTAGTTTAAAATAAGGAAAATCCGTAGCTTCATATTCCGCATTGTAAGAATTTATTCCATGACATAATGGTGATTTATTACATTCTTTTAAAACAAATGGAAGATCACCAAGCATTGGAATATGCTGAAAATGTTTTCCAGCTAATCTATTATTATAATTAATATTATAGTTATTGTCCATAGCATCTTTTTCAATATTGGGCATATGTTTTTTAATATCTGATTCCAATAAATATTCCTCTTTTGATTTGTTTTTTTTCAATTCTATATATGATTTTAGCATTTCGAGAAACTCAGGATCTTGTTTATTACCATCTGTTGTTGGTAGTGTTTGTATTTGTTTTAGATCAGCTATAAGTTTTTCATCGAGTTTGTCTTTTTCATTTTTAATATATAAATCAATTTCTTTTTTACATTGCCCCTCAATAGGTTTTTTAGTCGATGCTTCAAGTTTTTTTTTACATTCGTCATTTTTAAAGTAAGTAATCAGACCCGAAATTATTAATATTACGGCAATTACTGCAATTGAAAGTAAAAATCTATTGAAATTGTTATTAAGATCTATCATAATATATATATATATATATATATTATTAATTGTAAAAAACTTTAAAATATTATTATGGATAAAAAAGTCTCATTGAAATATATATATATATATATATGTTGTTTTTCAATTGTGGTAATTTCAAACTATATTTTTAAGAATATATTTTAATGCCTTGGAATATATTTTGACAAAAGTAATAATTATGTGAAAGATTATTACAGTTAATTTTCTTAAAAAAGGTTAATATTTATTAGGTTTATATTTGGTATTATCTTATAAATTATTATTCATGATATTTAGATATATAACACAATTTGATAATAATTATTTTTAGTAAAGATATCATTCAAGCAATTTCTGAGTTAATGAAGATTTACTTATAGAGTAAGATTCTGGATTATTTACATAATATGCTAAATTATTAGTATTTGCTGGATCTGTAAATACCATTTTAGCCAATGGTGGGTTTTTATTTTCATAATTAGTATTGTATAAATTTATACCATGACAATGAGGTATTTTATTACATGCCTTTAAAAGAATTTCACCGGCTTCACTTTCCTCGAGAGGTGGTATATCAATAAAGTATTTTCCAGCTAACCTATGATTGTTATTTATATCATATCCTGTTTCTTTCATTATTTTTGTTAATCTCTCATCGGTCTCAATTTTTTTTACAAGATCGGTATATTCTGTTTTAGTCTTATTTTGTTTTATATCTTGCATAAACCTTTGTTCCATAAGTTTTATTTTTTGAACCATGTAAGGATTTATAAGAATACTATCATCGGCTATAGGAAGACTTTGTATTTGTTTCAAACCAGAGATAAATTTTTTATCGGCCTCTTCAATTTTTAATTTATCAGCAATGACTTGATTATTAATATCATTAAATTTTTTACCCACCTCTTCTTTTTTATTATTTACAATAATTATACCAGCTATTAGTGCTATAATAACAATACACATCACACCGATAATTATATATATTAAAGTAATGTCCATTATATATATTATAATATATTATAATATTATACTATATTATACTATATTATAATATTATACTATATTATACTATATTATAATATTATTTTTTTTTAAATTTATTTAAAAAAAAATAATTAGAGTGAATTTATTAAAATATACTACTAATTATTACAGTCGATTTCTCAATTATTATATAATAATTAAAAAAATTGAAAAATATTATTTAAATATATATATAGTATTATATATTAAAATATAATGGACGCGTATCAAACGACGATTAATAAAATAATTGATTTATACTTTAACCAACCAAATGTCTTATATAATCATTTATTTAATTCATATAATCAATTAATAGAAGAAATTATACCTTATTTTTTATATAATGAACAAAATTATTTTTATGAATGTGTAGATAAAGATATGGTTTATATGAATGGTTTTAAATGTTCAAATATTGGTGTCAAATCGTCTGTATTTGACTCAAACAATGAAATTAAATTTCCGGACGATGCTAGAAAAAATCATTTAAATTATTTTGCTACAATAATAGCAGATGTTACTCAATTTGTAGAAATAATAGACACAAGAACAGGGAAAGTTACTACAAAAATAATAGGCTCGGTTGAAAAACAATTGGCTATTGCCAATATTCCAATTATGATTAAATCAAAATACTGTACTACCAATATTAAAAATGATTTACATAATGAGTGTAAATATGATCCAGGTGGGTATTTTATAGTTAATGGTCAAGAAAAAGTCGTAATGTCTATTGAAAAAATGGTAGATAATAAAGTATTAGTATTTGGTAAAAAAGATAATACATATGTCGATAATATTGTTTACGTTGCTCAAATCAATTCTAAAAAAAATGATTGGTCTGACAATTTACAAATTTTAACAATAAAACCCAAAAAAGATGGCGTACTAATAGTTAGTACATCATTACAATTAGTAAACGTTTCTATTTTTGTTCTAATGAGAGCATTAGGTGTAGAATCGGATAAAGACATTATATCATACATAACATATGATTTATCTGATTATAAAATGATTGATTTATTAAGAGCTTCAATGTTAAATTCTGTAGATGATAACGATGTTCCAATTAAAACCCAAGAACAGGCTATTGAATTTTTAATTACTAAATTAAAAAGAAATAAAAGATTTTCGTCAACGGACGAAGAACTTTGTAAAAATCAAAAAAAAATTTTTTTAACAAAAATTTTAACTAATGATCTATTGCCTCATTTGGGTGATGATATTCATAAAAAAAAAATATTTATTGGTTATATAGTAAATAAATTACTAAATGTTATATTAAAAAGAATAGATCCTGATGATAGAGATGGTATTCAAAACAAAAGAATTGAAACACCTGGGATTCTATTAAGCCAATTATTTAGACAAAATTGGAAAAGATTATTAAATGAAATTGGGAAGAATTTTAAAAAAAAATACCAGTCTTTTGAAAATCCTATTAGTGTAATATCCCAAATAAAACCTAATATAATTGAACAGGGCATTAAAACAGCATTATCTACAGGTATTTGGGGGATAAATAAAACGAAAAAAGGTGTAGCTCAATCGTTGCAGAGATTAAGCTGGGTACAAGGAATATCTTATTTACGTAGAATAATGTTACCTTCGGTAGATGATTCTACGGTTAAGGTAACATCAATACGACAGGTTAATCAAAACCAATGTCAATTATTATGTTGTATTGAAACACCTGAAGGTGCTAAAATCGGTGTAGTGAAAAGTTTAGCAATGATGGCTTCAATAACAATGCAAAATATAGCTCAGTCTACTTTAATTAAAAAGATTCTTAATGAAAATTCTAACATAAGTCGTTACATCATCCATCCATATAATATAGATGATATTCTTACTATGAATAATTATACTAAAATATTTATAAATGGTGATATGGTAGGTTTATGTAAAATAAAAAATTCTTTAATAGTTTATAATGAATTAAAAAAATTAAGATACGATAATCTTATAGATAAACATGTATCTATTTTATATGATTATAAATTTAGAGAAATAAAAATATATTCGGACGGTGGAAGATTAATAAGACCTTTATTAATTGTAAAGGATCATGTAATAAATTTTTCAAAAGAATTGATTGATGATATTGAAATAGAATATAATAAAAAAACTAAAGCGTCTTCTTGGTATACTATATCATCTAAATATAAAAATATTATAGAATATGAAGATATAGAATCTCTTAATTATTTATTAGTTTCCGAAAATTTAAATAAACTTAATGAAAATTATTTACATAAAAATAATAAATGTGAATCGATAAACAGTAAATATGATATTAATAGATATGGTGAATATAGATGGGTTAATTATACTCATTGTGAATTTCATGCTTGGGTTATGTTGGGAACAATAGCAACAAATATACCATTTTCAAATCATAATTACGCAGGAAGAAATATATTATGTTTCTCTCAATTAAAACAAGCAGTTAGTATATATCTATCTTCATATAAAAATAGAATAGATAACTCTCAATTATTATATCATCCACAAATACCTTTAGTTATCACACAAGGTATGAAATATAATTCATGTTTAGATTTACCATTTGGTGAAAATGCAATTGTTGCCATATTATCATATAATGGATATATCAAGAAGATTCTATTATTTTCAATAAATCATCAATTAATAGGGGGTTATTTAGAGCAGATACTGTTAAAAAATATCACAGTGAAATAAAAAAAAATCCATCTACATCACAGGATGATATATTTACAAAACCCGACATAGATAAAGTTACTGGTATAAAATATGGTAATTATAATAAATTAAATGAATCGGGATACGCACCAGAAGAAACAATATTAGAAAATGAAGATATAATAATAGGAAAAATTTCACCTATTAACCCAACTGGTGCAAATAATAAAATTTTTAAAGATAATTCAGAAATATTTAAATCCAATGTTCCGGGAGTCATAGATAAAGTTCGTAATAATATATTTAATAACGAGGGATATAAAATGATAGATATTAAAATAAGAATGGAACGGAAACCAATAATTGGAGATAAATTTACTTGCTATGATAATTCACATAGTGTATTTACATTAGATGGTTGGATTAATATCAAGGATATTACCAAAGATCATATAATCGCAACTCTTAATTCGGGTAAATTAGAATATTGTAAACCAAATTCAATTCATAAATACGAAGTTGATACTGAAATGTATATAATTGAAAACGTTAATATTTCTTTATGCGTTACTTTAAATCATAGAATGTATGTTAAAGAAAATAATTTATATAATATAGAAGTGGCTGACAGTATTTTTAATTTACCTAGATTTTATAAAAACGATGTTGATGATTATAACCCAGGAAAAAATACAAATTATTTTGAATATATGCATGGGAAAATATTTAATTTTAAATTAAGTGAAAAAAAAATTTATATTTATAATTGGATATGTTTATTTGGTATGGTTTTAATTAATGGTAATATTAATGATATTAACGAAACAGTAAATATTAAAATTGATGAAAATTATACTACAATAGATACTATTTGCGATATAGTTTGTAAATGTAAATTTAAGTATGAAATAATATCAGATCAAATAATAATTCATGATAAACATTTTTATACTTATGTAAAATCAGAGAATTGTTGCAATAGTCATTATTTACCAGATTGGGTTTGGTTTTTACCAACATCCTTTTCATGTGAATTATTAAAAACTATTCGCGTATTGAGTAAATCGGATTCAATTATAGTAACTGATATAAAAGCATCAAATAATATTCAAAGACTTGTACTACAGTCCGGATATAGTTCAATTTCTAAATTAACCAATAATAATAATTATATCATTAATATTCAAAAAATAACACCAAGTGTAAATGATAAAAGGATAGATGATAAAAAAATAAATTATAAAGGAACTGTTTATTGTGTTAGTGTCCCAGGAGATGGTATAATTTATGTGTCTAGAAATAATATACCTGTTTGGTGCGGAAACTCAAGAAATGGACAAAAAGGAACAATTGGTATATTATACGAACAAAAAGATATGCCTTTTACAGAAAATGGAATTATTCCAGATTTAATATTAAATCCACACGGATTCCCATCAAGAATGGCTATTGGGCAATTTATAGAATGTATTGCTTCTAAACAAGCCGCATTAACTGGAGAATTTGTAGACGGTACTCCATTTAATAATTATGATATTTTATCAATATGTGATATTTTAAAAAAAGAAGGTTATTCCCCCTATGGTACTGAAGTTATGTATTGTGGATTAACTGGTAAGAAAATGGAAGTAGAGATATTTATAGGCCCTACGTATAATATTAGATTAAAACATATGGTTCTTGATAAAATTCATGCAAGAGCAAGAGGACCTAAACAAGCATTGACTAGACAACCATTAGAAGGTAGAGCTAGGGACGGTGGTTTGAAAATAGGTGTAATGGAAAAAGATTCCATAGTCGCCCACGGTGCAGCACAATTTCTAAAAGAAAAAATGATGGAAACATCAGATATAGCTAAAGTCTATGTATGTGATGAATGTGGTATGTTTGCATCAAAGGTAATTGGAAAATCATATTATCATTGTAAGGGATGTAAAAATTCAATAAGGATTTCGGCAGTTGTAATTCCATATGCTTGTAAATTATTATTCCAAGAATTAACATCTGTTAATATATTACCTAGAATTAGAACTGAAAAATCAATATATAGTGACGAAGTTTAAAAATAATATTCAAATATATGACCAATATTATAATATAATTTTAATATTAAAATTATATTATAATAATTTATTAGTTTTTTTAGTTGTATACTTTTTTCATTACTGTCAATTTATAAAGTCAACTTTTTATGAAATCGAATTGCAATTAAAAATTCAATTTATTCAGATTGGATAAAACTATTAGAATCTTCGATAGATTTTTCTATATCAATAGAAAGTATATCTTCTAAACCATTTTTCTTATTAATAGGTAAAAACTCTTTTAAATTATTTAAATCACTTAATATAGTTTTATTTCGTTCAGACGGGATAATTCTCATAAACATATTATTATTTAAATCAGTATCTGGTATAAACATATTATCATCATCTGAATCATTATCGATAAATTTATAATTATAATTAATATTCTTTTTAATAGAAAAAGACATAACTATAGGTCTTAAAAAAACACCAAAATCATTATTAGAATTAATCCATATCGCAAAACATTCTAAAATAATTTTACAAAATGTATTTTTCGGTATATCATTAGTATTAATTTTATTTTCTTTAAATAATAAGGTTGTTTCAAAGTCATTAGATTTCATTATTTTAAATTTTAACGTTCCGATATTATATTTATCAGAATATCTTATAATTTTTTGAAAATTAATACAATTTATAGATTTGTTAAACCATGTATCTATATTATTATTTGCATCTATTTTAACTTTATTTTCTAATGATTGTAAAAAACTAATAAAAGTATCCACTTTTTCTTTATCTTTTCCTTCCAAAGATAATTCTATTTCTGTATAATTATCATATGTTTCTATATTGTTAATATTTAATAACGAAGGTGTTTGAAAAACAAAGTTATTTAAACCATTATATTTTATAGGAATAATTTTTTTATTATATTTTTCCTTATGAGGTAAATACGTTAGTTCATTTAAATCTATATTATTTATTTTTAATGGTTTTAATATTTCCATATATATATAATTATTATTATGACAATTCTTTAATATTATTTTTTTTAATATTATTCAAAAATAATATATATATATATATATATATATATATATCTTACAACTATATTTAAAGTTTATAAATTTATAAACTATTTAAATATTCATACTATATATATAGTATGAGTAGAGATTTCGAATATGAAAATAATAACATAGCATACGATTGGGTTTTAACTAGAAAAAACGGAGGGGGTATAAAATGTAAAAATTATGTAGTATGTGAGACTATTTTACCAAAAAATTGTTATAATCTTTGCGGGGGGTATTTATGTTTTAAATGTATATCTTTATTTGGAGATATAACAGACGGTGATGGAAATATAATAAAAAAAGGTAAGGACAAATTAACGACTTATGATAATGTTGAATGCCCTATATGTTTGGAAACAAAACAAAATGTATCTTTACCTAGATGTGAACACCATACATGCATTGACTGTTTTAAAAGATGTTATTATGGTGATAGATCTAGGCAAGATGAACCATTATTTCCATATAATGAAAATGAAGTAGATAATAGATATTTTTCGGATTGGGATAATCCAAAGTGGATAACAAAATATCCACTGTTGAAAGAATATAATGAAAAATATATTATATGGGAAAATAAAAAAAGAAGAAAATATGAAGAAGAGGAAAATATTCGCTTATGTCCATTATGTAGAAAATAAATTTCATAAACTAATGTAAGATATAGATATATATATATATATATATATATATATATATATAATTCTATTAAAATAAATTTCCTGATGGAAATAAAGTTTTTATATCATTGATTTCCATATTTGATTTTGACCAAATAAAGCCATCATAATATTTAAATTTACCTGTATTGTGATATAAATGAAAGGGTAATCTATTATATGAATTAGTAGTAATGACATTTAATATTATTGATACATATAAAGTTCCGTCATTTTTATATAATTTAAGAGAAAAAGTTTTAAGATTTTCATTTTTACTTATTGTCATATACATACCATTATTAAATTGATTCAATACATCGCTTGAGTTTACCCAATTAATACTACCGTTATTAAGAATTACTCCGCTTCCAGATACATCAAAACTATTAATAATTCCCGATGGTCTTATGTTATTTGCTCCTAAATCTAATACAAATTTCGCACCATTATTTCCATTAACACTGTCCTGTCCAGCGCTTACATAAGTTACTCCAGGTGGGTCATAATACCACCCACTTTTAGATAAATCATAATATTCCCTGGAATCAAAATATATCATAAAGCTCATACTACCTCCACTAAATCTTTTTAATTTAAATGCGCAAAACCAATCCTCGTTTAAATTTACTGTATCTATAAAAGTTTTGGATAAAGTAAATGCTGTAAATGTTGGACCTGGGTTCGATAAAGTAAATGAAGAGTTTGGTGATTCTACCAATGGTGGGAAAATAATATGATTTGTCATAGTCCCTTGTAAATATGACCAATATATATTAGAATTACCATAACCTGTTTCATATTTTATTGGATTTGTTGAAAATGTAGTATTTGGAGTATTATATGTTATCGGTACATCATTAATATTAAAATCTAAGTCTATTATAAAATCATTATATGCTGTAGGAATTTTAAAAGTAAATGATTTAATATTACTATTATAAAATATGTCATAAATTGTAAATATTACTGTATAAGTATCAGGTGGATAACTAGCATCAATAATACCATCAGGGCAATCTATAATTTCATCTATGCTATTTTTAATTATAGCCGATGATGGATATTCTAAAGGAATTTTAATAGGATATCCCGTTGGTGTATTAGATATATTAAGGTTATCATATATATTATATATATCTTTAATAATAATTACATCAGAGACATCATTAAAATTAATAGTAGGCGGTGTTTTATGGATTCGTATCATTAACTCATCATTTAATAAAAATATAGACCAATACGTTAAATTTAAATAAGCTGTATCGATATCCGTATATCTTGAAAAACCGTCTAAAATTTCAATATCAGAAGAATGTAAATCATTATCAACAACTACAAAAGAAACAGCGGAAACATTATTATGTTCATTAAACAAAGTAATGATATTATTAGATGTTATAAAAGTAGAAAAGTTATTATTAAAATCAGAATTATTAGCAACGCGTAAATCCTTATATGTACTATTATTATCTATTTTTTTATCACATGTTAAATCATAAGTAGTTATATTAAAAGAATCTAAAATAGAACAATCTATATTATCCGAAGTAAGTGTATTTCGTGATGTCATATTTTGTTTTATATCATAAATATCTGATTTTATTAATGTTGTTAATATAGTATTATTAAAAACTGTCGATGTAGTCATATTAGTTGATATTATCTTATCTACATTTAGTAGATTATTGCATTTTAAATCATGAGAATATAAGGTTAAACTAGTTAATTTAATGCATATAATGGTATTGCTAAAAATATCATTACCTACATAATTTTCACAAGTAATATCAGATACCGTAAAGTTATCTGATATTATATCAATAGCACTATTTAACAATAATGTATTTATATTGTTCGCATCAAAGCTAATACTAGTTACTTTAGTAGAATTAATATTATCCGTTTCTACTATATTACACCAAACATCTGGAGCACGTATATCTTTAAAAATTATACTATAATTAGTTATAATCATATTATTGCAATCAAAAATATTACTATTTAATATATTTGATTGTAGTGTATTGCATATTATTTTATCATTAATTGTTTCTACATTATTGACTATTTTACTATTTATTGCTGTGCTAATATAGTTCAAAGCAATATTTCTATTAGTATTTAAAATATTAGTACATGTCATATTTTCCGTAAATATGTTTGAAGAAGTTATATTATCTGTAATTAAATGATCTCCCTTTATATTGAAGCAGCTTAAGATATTTTTTATATTAACATTATTTAAAAAAGTATTTGTAGATACATATAATATTTCGGTAGTTTGTTGGTTACAATTAATTAAATTACTATTTAATGTTACATTATCCAAATTTATAGAAGTAATATTTGTTGTATTCAAGTCAGATGTATTTATTATATTAGTATTTAAATTACCACTTATGGTAATGTTATTACATATTAAATCCAAACTATGTAAATTATTGGTTTCTATATTCATTTCAGTATTTGAACTAATTGTTAATATTGATCTCAGTGTTATATGATTAGTATTAATAGTATCAATATCAGCTAATTCAAAAGTAGAATCTTTATTTAGAATTAAAATTCTTGTATTGAGTCTATTAATAATAGAATTATTCAGATATATGAGATTATTAATATATATATTACCACATATTAATTTAATAGTTGAAAAATTATTACCAGTAAAATTATATGTTTCCAATAAATTGGTTATATAAACAAAATTACAAAAAAAAATATTTATTATAATACTTATTTGATCTATTAGATTTGTAACATTTAATGTATTTGTATTTAATATTTTAAATGTTCCGTCGGGCATAGTTATATCGGTTCCATTAAGATTTTTACAACTCATCTTAGTGATAATATTATCGTGACTTGTTATACTAGTAGAACGAATATTATCACAAATTAAATTATTTGGATATAAATTATTAAATAAATGATTTGCACTAATTATGGATTTAATAGTATATGAATATAAAGTATTTACTGACAATAAATTATTATTTATTACTATGGAACGTGTATCGGATAATACATTAACAGTATTGTCTATAGTACCATCATCTGATATGAATATAGATGATAAACATGTACTATCATATCTAAATGTTGATATATTTTTTAATACTATTATTTTAAAAGTATCTATCGAAACTAATTGATTATCGCTTATAACACTTATATCATCTAAAATATATGTATTAATAAATGTATTACCTGATATAAATATAGTATTTGCTGTATAATTATCAATAATTGTATTATTTGAACAATTAATTGAATCGGTAATTATGTTATCTGAAAATATACTATTAGATGTAATGATTCCACCTTTAATATTATTCGATTCTATAATATTAACATTGCAATACTCACATGTTGAATTACCATAATTAATAATATTCTGTTTAAAATTACTAATATTTTCGTCAGAGTCCAAAATTAAAATTTTTCTTATTATATCATCGCTTGGATTTTTTATTATAAATTCCGTTCCATCATTATTTGTTTTTATAAATCCATTTTTTATATTAATGCCTGAATTAAGTCCAATATCGTTATTTTTAGTATTAATTCTAATCAATTTATCTACACATAATACAAATTGATAATTATATATATTTGCATTTTCTATATGTATATATGAATCAATATCACCAATATTAATGTTAGAACCTAATATATTTAATTCTGCGTTATTAAATATATTATCACTTATCATACCCACTGTGCTAATATTATTAGATATTATATTATTTGAATTTATTAAAGTAGTATTTAATGTAATGGTTAAAACATCTATAGAATTTATAATATCTGTATAAATATCAATCGACGTAATGATGTCAGGATTACAATAAATTGAATTTATTTCATTGTTTGTTAGTTTATTAATTTCGAGAAGACCGTTATCGTAATATCCTTTAATAATTAATTCGTCAAATATCAATTTATCAGTTTCGACTATATCATATTGTTCAATTATATTTACTTTATTATCAATATTTAATACTGATATTAATGTGGTAAAAGATTTGTCTACAATATTAATATCTGATTCTATAATAATAGTATTGTTATTTATTTCAACATTCGCAAATAAATTTAATGTTTTCATATTATTTGCAATAATATAGTCTGTATTTATTTCTGGTGCTGATATATCAACAGCAGAAATATTATCATTAACTATGCTACCTATGCTTATATTATTAGTTGTTAAATTATCAGTAATATAATCATTAGAATTTGTATTTATGTTAATATCTATATTATTGCATTTAATATCATGCGATATGCAATTACTTGTATTAATGTTATTATTAATTGTCAAATCACTACAATTAATATTTTTAACTTTATTAATATTATTTATGGTACTTGAATTTGAATTTAAATCAAGTGCATTTAAATTTTTTGTATTAAATAAATAATTTGATTTAATGTTATTTGTTATAATACTTTTACAACTAATATCATTTGCTGTAATAGTTATTGTATTAATATTATTGGATGTTATATTAGAACTATTAAGTTTATCAGAATTACAATAATTTAATATTTTATAATTTAGAGATTTTATATTTGATGATATAATATCGACACAAGTAAAAGAAAAATCAGTATTAATTTCCGTACAATCTATTATATTATTCATAATATCATTTGTTCTAATATTTTCAGAAATAATTGTATTAGTGGTTATTAAAGGTACATTTATTAATCCAGATACATTTATTTTTTTTACATTTAAATCATTATCTAAAACAAGATCATAGTTTTGTCCAAATGTAATAATTGGACTATTACTATTATTTGCAGGTAGTTTAAAAATAAATTTGTCCCCTTGGTTGCTTGTTTTAATATATCCTTCAGAAAAGTATATGCCTGTATTTCCCCCCACATCATTAGTAATTATATTTTCAGTATTATTTAATAATAATGTATTTGAATGAATAATATTACTTAATATTTTATTGTTTTTTTTATCAACATTGTATGAAAATACTTTAGATTGTTCATCTCCTATATAAATATTTTCTGCTAATATATAAGTTGCGTTAATATTATTTACAATACATTCATTAATTTCTACTTTATGTATACTAAGTGTACTAATTTTTATAGTATCTGCGGTAAGATTATCTATAAATGATGAAGATAATTTAAATAAAGTTGTAATAATAAAATTAGTTGTTATATTAGATGTGTTAATATTATCTAGATTTGTTATAGTTGGTGATATTAAATTATTAGAATTAAAATTATCACAATATATAAATTTATCAAATATAATTTTATTATTTAAAAGATTAAATACATAATTATCATTAATTATAAAGTTAAAAGAATCATGGTCCAAACTTATTTGTAACGTATTTTTTTCATTGCTTATAATTAATGTTGATATGGTATTATTATTTTTAAGTGAATTTAAAGCATCTTCGATACTTAATTTATTATTATAATTATAATTAATTATATCTTCCATTATAATTAAAAATATTTAATATATATTTAAATCTTAATCTTAATTACGCCCGTTCCGATATCATAATATAAAGTATTGATAGGTAATGATGAAATATTTAAAGAAGATGGCATATTAATAGATTTAAATAAACCATTTAATTTAAGCTTAGTAGCATATAAATTAGATTTTACAGTCATAGATTCAGGAAATACTGTTAAATTTAGGACAGATAAATTTGTACATGTAATATTATCCGCAGTCACCTCATTTAAATAACTATTACTCGAAACATATAAATTTGATGTAATAGTATTAAACCCTTTTACAATGCAATTATTATTTGTAAGTAAATCCATTGTCGTAATAGTTGTAGAATTTACTACATTAATATATGAATCTTCTATTACATTTAATTTAGACGAAACCGTTATATTATTTCCAATAATATCATTACCTGATATTATCGCAGTTGCTGTAATATTATCAGAAAATAATGTACCGTTAACAGTTACGTTATTACTATTTATATTAATAATATTCGCGGTATTAATAATTGTTAAATCATTAAGATTTGAAGTTGTTGAAACATATAAATCATTTTCATTTATTATATTATTTGAATTAATATTAAATAAATTTGAATTATTGGCGCAATTAATATTATTGATGATACCACTTCCATTACAAGTAATATCATTAGTTACAATTAAATTATCAGTATTTATTATGTTAAAAGTTCCTAAGTCGGTGGTTATTTTTGTTTTTGAGGTAATATTATTTAATATTAATTCATTAAAATATGAATTTCCAGATACTGTGATTTTTGATAAAACGGTAATATTATTTTTAATAGTACAATCATTAATAATAGCATCATCTTTTATATTAATATTCGATTTTACAGTAATATAGTCACAAACAATAGTATCAGTTTCCAATGTATCGGATATAAATATAGTTTTTGAAGTAATGTTATCAAGTATACCATCTATACAAATAATAGTATTAGATGTAATAATTCCAGATACCGTTATATCTGTACTATAAATAGTATTTGTTGTTATATCATTTACAATTATTTTATCACTTTTAAGAGTATCGGTAATAGTAATAATATTTGCATTTACGTTATTTAAATTAGATAGTTCAGAAGTATATAAATTATCTTTTACTATTAGTGTATTAGTATTGATAGTATTGGAATTAATATTATTAGTAATATTACATATATCCGAAGTAATTACATCTGTAATTAAATTATGTGCATCAATTTCAACTGTTTTAATTTTTGACGATACCGTTATATTATTTTCTACCATTAAATCATTATTTATATTTAACAAAGTTTGTACTGTTACCGTTGATAAAAAAATTATTTCACCATCGGTAGTAATGCTATTAGTATTTAATATATTTACATCTAAACGATCTATGTTAACTATACTACTAGAAGAAATATAATCGGATGATATAATTACATCTATCTCGGTATTATTCGAAATATTGCAATTTAGGGCTGTTGTAGTATTATTAATTTGTAAATTGTCGCATATAATATTATTAATATTAGCATCACCCGAAATAATTATATTCCCCAATATCGATAATTCTGTATTAACATTACAATTATTAATATTTGATAAGTTAGATATATAAATAGTATCCGATACTATAATATTATCAGCATTAATAATATTACCAGTAATATCATGGCAAGTAACATTAGCGAGTGTTGCATTACTTGATACAAATAAGTCATTTTGGACAGTTAATGTATTACTAACGTCTATAAAATCAGAAACTGTTAATTGTTTTACATCAATTGTTCCCGCATCAATTAATGAGGATACATTTAATATTCCAGTAACTGTAATATTATGAGTTTCTATATTCTGGTTAACAATCAAGGTAGTTGCATTAATATCAGTTCCATAAATATTACCATCTACAGTTAAATTATTATTTATTAATAAATTTGATTTAAATATAGTTTCACCAGATACATTAAGTTTTGATAAAAACGTAGCCTCTGAGTAAATAGTATCAACCTCATCTATTAATGACTGAACTTTATTATCTACGTATATTTTAGGTATAAGTTCATTATTATTAAAATTGTCAATTTTAATAGTTGTCGGAGGATTATTAAAAATAGCTATCCCCGAAACATGCAAATCAGATGTAACCGTTACTACGTTCATAATAGAATTTGTAGATACGGTTATATTTTTAGTTATTATATTATCAGAATTATTTATGTTGTCAGAAGTAATATTATTATTACAAATAATATTATTTATTATAGAATTATTTGATACATATAATATAGAATTTACAGTCAATGTATTTAATTCACAATTACCAGTTATATAAAAATTATTATTTTCATCATAGCTAGCAATATAGCCAACATTATTATTTTTTGGAGCTTTAATGTAAAATCTATCAGCTGTTTCGTTTGTTTTAATATAACCATTTCCTTCAGTTCCTAATATTTCTATTCCTGACAAATTACCTATATCATTTCCGTTATTTGTTTCATTATAATTAAGTGATATTATTTTATTTTCAATATCAATATCGGTAGTTTTAATATTTGTATTTTTTCCAATTATATTAACTATTGAATCAGAATTACCTATATTAATAATTGGACTAATAATATTCAATATTGAATTATTAGTTATAGTATCAATGTTTAAATAAGTTGATGTCATTGTATTAGTAATAATTACATCCGTAATAATATTATTGGATAATAAATTATCATTTTCTAAATTTTTAGTTTCTATATTTTTTGAATATAGTTTAGTCCTAACTGATAGATTAGATACATTAATATTATTACTTGTTATATCATTACATTCTATCTTATTAATATTACATAATCCACTAATATTTAAGATAGATAAAACTGTTATATTATTATTGCATTGTATATTGTTAACCTCTAAAGAACTATCCAATATACTAATTGATTTTTTCTTTATAATTTTCCAATCATAAATATATAAATATCCTTCTGATTGCGTGTAATTAATATTTAATACATTGCCTATATTAATATTCAAAGTTTCATACTCTGATGTCATAAATTCAAATTCTATATTAATAAATTCATCAATATCAGTAATACTAAATTCATTTTGAGCTATTATATCAGTATTTAAATCGGATGAATTTTGGATAGATAAACACAAATTATTTAAATTATTATTAGGTTTATTTATGTCTTTTTTAACTTTAACTTTTAAAATAACGTCAGTTGATTTAAATATATTATTAATAGAAAATACATACAAATATCTAGCTATATTATCATCTAAGGTATTAACTATATTTATACGTTCAATGGTTCTATTTATAGATGGCATAAATATATTATTTAATAAATTATTCGTTTCTAATATATTAAGATTATACCATAATGGATGATCATTACTAGTATATATTAAAGGTTCGCAATAAAGAGTATCTAATATATATGATAATTCATTGGTTTTATCTTGTTTTAAATTAATTTTATCAGATAATTCATCTATTACACCAAGTAATGATTTATTTTGTTGAAATATTATATCATTATCAGCTATTAAGGTATTTACGTGTAATATATTAGTAACAGTCATATTATTCAATATAGTTAAGTCAGTATTGGAATTAATTATATTGGTATTTATATAATTTGAATGTAATATAGACGTAAAAGTAGAATCTCCCAATACTGTTAATGATGATTTAATATCTAATTTATTAGTTGTTATATTTTCATGTATTGAATCTGTGCATTTTAATAAATTGTCAACTACTAATGACCCATTGCATAAAATATTATTAATAACTGTTAATTTTGTTCCTATTTCTAAATTATTTTGTACATTAATAGAATTATTTACTATTAAACTATTATCAATAGTAAGAGTATCATTAATGTTAATATTATTAATAAATGCATCATTCAAAACTGTTAAATTATAAAGATTGGAATCTTCAAATATAGTTATACCGGTACAATTTATAAATGCGGAATTGATATTATTATTAACAATAGCATCATTTTTAATAAAAATGTTATTACTAGAAATATAATTTGTTATATTAATATCATTAGATTTTAAATCATCGCAATTAACTTTTTCACAAGTTATATCACCAGAAGCAATAATATTATTTAAATTACATAAATTAGAGTTAATTATATCTTTTGATGTAATAGTAGTTGAAAATATAGAAGTTGCCGTAATTATATTAGATATAATATCACTAGTTGTTATCAAATCGGTAGAACTTAATTTTGTACCTACTATTAAATTTTTACCTACGGATACAGTACCATCTAGGACCAAATCATTATTGGTATCCAAAGTTGCTATATATTGAAAATCAGTTTGTGTTGGTGCTTTTATTTTAAATCGCGTTCCGTCATCATTAGTAATTATATAACCATCTCCGTTAAAACCTTTAATAACAATACCTGAATTAAATCCTTCATCTATGGGTTCCCCATCTTCATTCATATTAATATATATTATTTTATTTAAAATTACACTATTTTCGACTGATTGATTATATAATACACCAGATATAAAAATATTTGAAAATTGATCCCCTAAATTAATATTATTACCATTAATATTTAAGGTATCATTAGAATATATATTACTTGTAATTATAGTATCCGCGGTTATTTTATTAATAGATAATTCGGTATTATACGTCATTTTATTACATATACATTCATCACATAATATTTTACTAGTACTAATATTAGTTGATTTTAATGTAGAAGTAGTTATAATATTTGAAAAAATATTATTCGAAGATATGTTAGTAGCGGTTACCGATAATGATTCTATATTTTCTGTTTGTAAACTATTATTAATTGTAAATTTATTATTTTTATATTTAAAAATATTATTATCATTTAAATTAATATTAAATTCATTATCATTTATTAAGCTTATTGATGCATTTGATGAATCTTCTAATGTAAATAATAATTTAGATTCTTCAGCATTATTACGTAATGAACTTAATCCATCCATAACAGAAGATTTTTTCCCTAAAATATTAATTATCGTATTTTTAAACATTGTTATTATATAATAACAATATATTATTACTCAAAATCATTTTTTTATACTTATATATTACGTATAAATTTCGATTAGTAATAATTATAAATAAAAAATATATATTTTTTATTTATAATTATTGATTTAGTATAATTAAGATATCAAAATATTTTGTTAATTTATTATTACAATAATATATTTATTAGTAGATTATAATTTACTGTAAAACTATTTTTTTTTAGTAAATTTTAATTTTAATAATTTTATTATATCGTCTAATTTAGATAATCTTACATGACTTTGTGAATCATAACAATCATAGCATTCTTTACGTTTACATAAAAATAAATGTGGACAATATTGTATTTTATCAAATTCATTAACTTGTTTACAATCATTTGACGATGTTAAAGTTTTATATTTTGGTTCCGACATTTTTATATTATATATATATATAATATATTTTACTTATTATAAATTCATTTTTTTAGATTAGAATTTACATAGGTTTATCAATAAATTTAGATAACTTATCCATATTTCTTTCTCCTTCAAATTTTACATATTTTTTTTTATTTTCTTTAATTAATGTTGGTATACTATTAACATCGTTGTTGTATGTTTTTAATTTATCTTTATTTTCATCAAATTCTACTATTTCAAAAGTCGTATTAGAATTATTTTTATATTTTTTTTTTAGTTCTTCCCACGTTGGATAAAAATCCCTACAGTACGGACATCTATCTGATTTAATTAAAACTATATTTACGTTGTCTTTGTTGGGTATATCGATTTTGGCACCACCCAATAATATATTTTTTATACCCTTGTCTATATTCTCAATAAACCCACTACGCATATATTATATATATTATATATAGAAAATAATTATTATTATTATTTTTCTATATATAAAAAATATAACAACTTTATATATATAAAATGAATTTGGATAAAAAATTTAACAATAAATATAATAATAATAATACTAAAAAAAATCACATTGATGTAAAAAATAATAAAGGTAATTGGGAGTTTAGTTTTTTTCAAAAAAAATATGATATCGAATTTGAAATAAATACTAAATTAAAATTAAATCCATCAAATAACTTTAATCCAAAATTAGTTTCTCAATATATCTCTATTTTACCATCTAAAGAAAATACATTAATAGAAAAAAATAAAATAAAAAAATTAAAATCATCTGAAAATTTAATATTACAAAATTATAATAATAAAAAATTAAAATCAATTGCTACTGATTATGAAAATATAAGAAAGTTAGGTATGGGGGCTATACCGATAACTGGAGAGGGGAAAGCGAAATTATTATTAGTTATGTTAGATAATCAAATAAAAAAAGGAGATGAAAAATTACTTTTAAATATATATTACAAACTAATGGATGAAAATATTGATATTACGGAAGAACTTACTTTAGAATATAGTAAACAACTTGACTATATTAATATTTATATATCTAAAATAGATATAATAAAAACACAATTCACAGAATTATATTCACAAATGCCACCATTAAATATTAATGGATTTAAAAAATTCGATGATTGGCAAATTAAAGTTATCGATAATATAGATAAAAATATATCAACACTAATAAATGCTCCAACATCGGCTGGTAAATCAGTATTATCTGGATATACTTCAACTAAGGGTAAAATATTATTTGTTGTACCGACAGATGCTTTAGCATGGCAAATGTCGGCGTATATAGGTAATATTATAGATGAAAACGCCCCCATAGTAACATCGTCTTATAATTCATGCCCCACTAGGGATTCTTTTATAGACATATTAAATAAATCTAAAGCAATAATCGGAACGCCTGAATCAATTGTTGATTTCTTACCATTTATTAATAATACATTCAAATGGATAATATTCGATGAAATACATACTATAGGTAATCCAGAGGGTAGTGCTATGGAATATATACTTAAAATCTTACACGATGTACCTTTTTTAGGATTATCGGCAACTATACAAAATAATGATCAATTAATCGAATGGTTTAAACGAATAACAAATAAAAATGTTGATAAGATAATCTGTAAAAAAAGGTTTTTTAATTTACAGCGTTATTATTACGATACTAATCTAGTGCCAATTAGACCTATATCATTAATAGACAAATCACAAATTAAAAATAAATCATTATGTAATTTAATTTTACAACCAACACCACCTGATATTTGGAATTTATATGAGAAGTTAAGCGTAAAATTTGATCTTAATGATATTTCACCTTATAAATATTTTAAAAAAAATGATCGCATAACATTAGATCAAGCAAATGAATATTTTAATAAATTATTAGAGTTTATGTATACTGAGTATGAAGTAAATGAAAAAAGTATTATAGAATTCTTAAAAGAATATAATTATGATTCTATTATAAATAATGAAAATAAAAAAGATATCGTAAATTTAACTTTTGATCTCAAACAAAAAAATAATTTACCAGCTATAATATTTAATTGCGATACAACCGATTGTCTTAAAACAATAAGACAATACGCCATAGATATTAATAATAAAGAACTAGAAAAATACCCGACTCTTTATAGCGATAGATTAAAACAAAAATACATAAATAAAAAACTAGAAAAGAAAGGAAATAGGGACGCGGTGGAAACAATTGATAAAGATAGAAAATCACAAAAAGAAATGATGGGTAATATATTACTAAAGAAAGACACTTATAATAATCAACACATACTTGATAAAGAACCTATTACTATTAATAATATATCATTATATGAACCCCACCCTGATTTTATATTAAATCAAGTTCAATATTTTCGTGAAGATTTAATAAAAGAATGGTCTGAAAGATTAAAACAGTATTTTCCAACAGAAGGAGATGATTATCATTATATTATTAAATTATTATGGAGAGGTGTTGGTATTTATATAGATGAATTACCTAATCAATATTTAAGATTAGTGCAAATGTTATCATGTCAAAAACAATTAAGTGTTGTTTTTAGTGATAAATCATTAATATATGGTGTCAGTATGCCTTTTAGAACAGCTGTTATAGTATATACACCTAATTTAACCCCAATGATATTTCAACAAATGTGTGGAAGAGCGGGGAGACGAGGTTTGGATAAAGAAGGAAATATAATTTTCTATGGATTTACGTGGGAACAAATCAAAAAATTTTCTACGAGTATGCCTCCTATAATTAATACTAATAATAATAACATATATACACTTATGCATGCAAATATGTTATCAAATAATAATAATAATAAACAAAAATGGAATAATTTATTTGAAAATACATTAGATTTAAATTATAATAATTTGGATCAACAATATTTTTTAAACGATATAAGTAAAAAATTTATAAATGAATGGAAATTTAGTTTTGTAAATGAAATAAATCATTTGCATATGAATTGGAAATTACGATATTCCAATGATTCTATTATTATATCATATATAATACCATTTTTAAAAAGAGCATTTGAAGATAAAGACCATACTAGAGAAATAAATCAAATAAATATAGCACATTTCCTTTGTTCTTTTATATCAATAAAAGAATCTAATGATATACAGAATAATTTAAATAAATATGAATTATTGAATACACCCCCTTATAATAATATTGTAAATGAATTAAAAAATATAAGTATCAATATACCCGAAAATATAAATAAAACTATATTTATAATTATACAAAATAATAAAATAATTATAGATGAAAAAATAAATGAAAATAGAGAAAATATTTTTAATTTTGGTAAACAAATTAAAAATATTCAACATTATTGCTATCATATGAAAATATACGGATTATGTAAAATATTAGGAAAATTATTAACTAGAATATTATGGATATATCACTCAGACTCTCCTTTGATTAAACCACTGATAGATAATAATTAGTGGTTCTGATTTAAATCATTATATAACTATGATAAATTTAAATGACTAATTTTTATTTAAAGATATTAGTTATTTTTTAACTAACTTCTTATATATAGCACGAATAAGTTCTTGTATTAGCCACGATAAAAAAATTATAAGAATTATGATAAGGACGGTAGATATATAAGTCCATGATGTGTCTCCACATGTACATGTCGGACAACTGCATTTTCTACATGTACATTTTTTTTTATCTATTGTAGATAAATTTTCTTGAAAATCTGACATTATATATATATATATATATATATATATATATATTCTTTTTTTTTGTTTTCTATTTTTATTTTTTTTTTATATACAGTAGATACATTTTCAAGAAAATGTATCATTATTTATATAGAGTCTTTTTTTCGAATTTTAATATATATTACCATAAACAAAAAAAGTAATATACAAATTATAAAAAGGCTTGCCGAAATTATTAATAAAACCATACGTATTTTTTCAAGAGGTGTTTCCTTACATATGCTACATTTTTCGCATATTCTACATTTTTCGCAGTTACTATCATCAATCTTACAATAATTGATAGCCCCCCACCGGGATCCTCGTCTTAGTCGTCGGCTTCTACGTCTATTCGAATATTTTTTGATTTTTTTGTTATGTTGATTTTTTTTATAATATGCCATATATATATATATAATATAGGTTATTATATAATAATAAATTTTTTATACAATCTTTTATAACAATGAGATATGCTAATTTTTTGTATTAAAATCATTTTAGACGTAATGATTTTTCTACTAATATTTGCCTTAATGATAAATTTAAATGACCGGAGTTTTTATTTAAAACAGACATAAAATATTCTTTATCTTCGGCAATATTCATATTAATTAATATATTTTTCAATTTGTCATAATATATTAAAATATCTTTATCTAAAATATCATTTTTAGTTTCGCTAAATAATTCAGTTATCGGTAATTTATCAGGTTCTTTAATAAATTTATATAAAGATTCTATCATTGAAGGATTATTAATATATATACTCAATAAAGATATAAAATCTTTATTATTGAATAATTTTTCAGATTCTTCATTTGATTTTTCAATCAATTTATTTAATGACATAATTATATTTATATATACCTAAATTATATTTATATATACATAAATATACATATTTTTACACCGCCGCAATGTTTTTTATTTTTATAAAAGCGAATTAAACACGTAATCATTCAATGGTTTTTTGTTATATATATTATTAATTTTATTCTTAATGTATATAAAATAAAAAAATAATATATAATATATATACATAAATATAAAATGTCAAATTATCAAAAGGATTTGTCTACTATAGATCAAGAAATGAAGTCATGTAAAAAAGCAGTAAACGAATATTTAATTAGAAGCAAACAATATTATATTGATTCTAAAAATTATCATTTGGCTAAATTAAACGATCTTGAGAAAATGAAAAAGTATGAAATAGAAGTTGCTGCATGGAATAATAAGTGGAAATACTATAGACCGATGTATCTTAATTATCTTAAAAAAGCGGAATTTTACGCCCCCTGTACTGGTATGATGGGGTCTGATAAAGATACCGCATGTAGGAATAATAAAGGGAACGTAGGTGCTGTTGGTGACTGGGAATGGGATAAGAATAAAGACTCAAGAGGTTGTGGAATTATGAAAACATCTCCTGCATGTAGACTAAAAGAAGATGCCATAAGCGCATTAATGATTAAATACGATAAAGATCGAGGGAAACCAATAAAACCAGAACCACTATTACATATAGAACCTGTTTTAGTTCCTTTCAGTAATATATCTTGCTGCGGTATTAAATTATCTGGGTTATCAGTGGGAAAGTTTAACGAGAGTACTATAAATGAGGGATGTGGATTGGCTAAACAAAAAAAAATAATGGAGCAAATTGGACAAAATAATAAACAAATATTGGATCTTAATATTAATAATACCAATCTGAGAAACTTCGAAAAAAAGAATAATGAATCGATGGCTCTTGAACTGAAGAATTACAAAGAGAATAAAAATAATCTAAAATTGCAGGGGCGAGGAGATAGACCAGCCATGGGAGATTGTGCTAAATGCTTAAAAGACCAAGAAGACTATCAAAAGAAGGGGTGGAAGTATAATACAGATGATTTTTGGCATTGTGGCGGATGCCCTCACGTAAAATGGCCTTAAAATAATAATTTTTATGATACTATTATATTGGAAAAATAATTGTATCTAGCGGTAATTTCATAAAAAGTTTACAAATGTCAAAAAATTTGACTTAGACCATTAGCATAATTTTTCAGATTTATTATTCAATTTTTCAATTAATTTAATGATATTTATATATATATATAAATTATATTCATGTATATATAAATACTAATATCTTTTTTATAAACCAATAAGTGAATTAATTAATATTATATTTTATTTTACTATTTGACTAAAAACATAATACCAATTATTTATAGTATCGTTGACGCGAAATTATACAAAACAACGACAATAATAATTATAATCATCAATATTATTAAATCTTAATGATATTTTAGGAAATTATAAAATACAATTAGAATAAATTTTTAGTCTTTAACATATAATGACGCTAGTCCTTTACCATTGGCATTAACTTTAGGATTATGCAAATTAGATAAATAAGCGCATTGTTCATTATTATATGTCCCACTTCTGACCGATAAATTCTGCTTTGGATACATTCGCATGAATGCTTTACATTTTATATCATCGCTGCATTTTACTTTACATTGGTCTACTGATAAATTTCCATCAACTTTATAAGGACTATCCCAATAATCTAGAATTGTATCACGTCTTTCTATAAAATTCTTGGGCTCTTTAACATATAATGACGCTAGTCCTTTACCATTATTATTCACTTTAGGATTATTCAACTTAGATAAATAAGCACATTGTTCATTATTATATGTCCCACTCCTGACCGATAAATTCTGCTTTGGATACATTCGCATAAATGCTTTACATTTTATATCATCGTCGCATTTTACTTTACATTCGTCTACTGATAAATTTCCATCAACTTTATAGGGCGTGTCCCAATAATCTAGAATTGTATTAGGTCTTTCTATAAAATTTTCGGGCCTTATTATTTTTGCCTTGAGGTCCCTTTCTTTAATTACTCCCTCACATCTCTTATTTAAAATCATCATCTGATCATTCTGGGTTAGTGTCTTCATATCCATCTTATCTAAGTCATTTAGGTTAAGACCACAACAAGACCCATTACCTAATGGTATTAAAACTGGTTTATCCATCCTCATCAGATGAGGTATCATTGGTTTCCCTCGATCTTTATCGTATTTAATCATTAATGCGCTTATGGCATCTTCTTTTAGTCTACATGCAGGAGATGCTCTCCCAAATACACAACCCTTTGAGTCTTTAGCCTCATTCAATTCCCAGTCACCAACAGCCCCCACGTTACCTTTACCCCCCCTACATGCGGCATCTTTAGCGGACTTCGCTATACCAGTACAGGGGGCGTAAAATTCCGCTTTTTTAAGATAATCAAGATACATTGGTCTATAGTATTTCCACTTATTATTCCAAACGAATAATCGTTTTTCGTATGCAACCATTTCTTTTACGTATGCTAATTCCAATTTATTATATTCTTCTAAATCCTTTTCATATTTGACACGTCTAACCAAATATCCCGCTACAGCTTCTTTACAATCTTTTATTTCTTTATCACTTGACATATTATATATATATATATATATATATATATAATATTATAATATTATTATATAATTATATAAAAATAATGTTTATTCAGATAGTTGGTTTTTGTCTAAAATACAGCCATAACCCTAACAAAGCTAAGCCAACTACTAGAAAACCCACCGCAATTAATGTGATAATTAATATCATATTATCGTTTTTATCTTCATTGGGGGGTGTAGATTGAGCTCCAACGACCAGTGGTGTATTATTTTTCTGAGGTACGGCGACCGGCGTTGCATTATTTTTCTGAGGTACGGCGACCGGCGTTGCATTATTTAGTACTTTAGTTTTCTCATTTCCGCATGTTTGTTTTATATCACTTATATTTACTCCGCTATTTGCTGTCATGTTAGAAAGATCTATACCACAACAAGTTACCGAACCTAATGTTGGCGGAATTGGTAGTTTTAATATTTCTTGGACGGGCTCAATAGGTCTACGATACTTATTTTCCCAGGCTGCTAATAATTCATTTGAATACGAATCTGTTCTTTTACATTTTGGTCGTGTTTTGATTTCAAACATACCACCACACCCTTTTGAAGATGTATTAGAATCCCAATCCCATTTTTGTTTTGGTTCTTTGAGATGACACGATGTTCTTTTATCATTACCATCGACCCCACCACAAAGACCTTCCTGTCGTTCACCTCTAATATTAGAATAATATGTTTTTTTGTCATTTTCCCATTTTGATAAATCTATTTTGTATTTATTATTATCGGCGAAAAATGTTTTTTCAGAATTTTGATAATCTATTAAGTCCTTATCATATTTAGAACTTCTAGTACGATGTTCTTCTACTACTTTTAAACAATTGTCCATTTGATTATCTAAATCAGATATTTGTTGTTTATAATCACTCATTATATATATATATATACATATATATATATAATAATTATATTATATTACTTATTATATATATATATTATATAATGGAAGAATTCTTAGGTACGAGTCAAAATCTTACAAAAAATCTTAAAGAAGACATAAATAAATCAATTACTAATACTTTACTACAAAGTTCTAAAAATTGTTCTCAGAATAACTCTAGTAATCAATTTATAAATATGTCTAATATCAAGATCCAAGAAGGATGTAAACCAAATTTTAGTAGAATTAGTCAAACATCTACTTCTGTACCAAATTTTACATGCGCCCAAAATGTATCTAATAAAGAAGATCTAGAACGAGAGGTTAATAAAAAATTAAAAGAGAATATTGAACAAACTATGAAAGGTAGTCCGGGGTTTTTGGATACAACTGTAAATAAGACTGAATCGGTTAATAGACTTGTTCAAGAAGTTACTAAAGAACTTAATATTAGTAATGTGGGTAAGTGTGTTCAAGATAATATAGCCAATCAATATATTAAAATGGATGGGTATGAGGCTTCATGCGCAAAACATTGTTGGGATGATGATTCTTATAAACTGCGTTGTAAGAATAAAGGAGATTGTAACCAGGAGGATTGTATAGTTAATATATCAGACATATCTCAAACTTTAACTCAAAACGCTGTTGCTAATTGTATGTTAAAAGAAAATTCTGTAATCAAAGTAGTTGACAAATACGCATCCGATATTGATTCAAAAATAAAAAATGCAACCGAAGGAATTAATTTGACTACAATCATTATCGTGGTTAGTATCGTGGTATTTGCCATAATTGTTGGAGCCCTTATATTCATAGCGTGGAGATATGGGTGGCTAAAAAAATCTAAAAAATCTACAGAATAAAAATAAATAATTAGTTTTAATATATTATAATTATTATTTTAATAATAATTATAATAATGGAACAAAACTTAACAAACATATATAAAAAAATGTTTAATATTGAAAATATAATTTCTAATGATAATACTCCCGATATTATATTTAATGGAGTCTTAACAACCTTTTCAAACATGACTATTAATTCTGAATTAAATTTTTCAAATGATATTAATATATTTGGTGATTTAATTAGCCCGAGTAATAATAATATAGTATATACTAAGAATATATCGACAACTAATTGTAATATTAATAATATTACATGTAATATTATAAATTGTTTTACGGATTTAACTATAATAAATGATTTAAATAATTTTAATAATATAGAAATATTAAATAATTTAAATGTTAGCAATATGACATCCAATTATGTAAATATTAGTGGATTATGTAATGTTAATCATATAAATACAATTACTATATTATCAACATTAGATTTACTTATTGATAGTGATAATATTAATATAGGGAATGTCAACTCTAATATTAACATAAACGGAACTTATTTAAATATCATGACAACTGATATAGAAATATCAGATAAAGTATTAGCGTTAAACTATAATAGCAATAATTCATCTATAGATACTGGTAATAATTGTGGTATTTTAATACAATCGATTAATAATAATGATGGTTATATATTATCAAATACAGAAAATACATATTTTAACATAAAATTACCTGATGATGATATAGTTAATTATATATGTGAATTAGAATTAAACAATGATTTGATTATAACAGGAAATTCATTATTTCATAATAATGTCTCCGTCAATGATAAATTAAATGTATCAAATGATTCAATATTAAATAATGCTTTGATAGATAATTTATATATTTCAGATTCTGGTAATTTACTAGAATTAAATATTAATTCATTTACAGTTGTTAATAATTTTAATACTATTAATCTTTCATCTAATAGTATTACTATAATGAATACTTTTTACAATAATAATAATATAACTATATTATCATCAGTATATTTAAATACATTAATTTGCGATACTTTAGATATTAAAAAAGATATTATATTTAGTGATGATGTTATCGTATATGGTAATATTACAACGAATGCTATTTTTAACAATAATAATATTATTGTTAATAATAATATATATTCAAATGATATTACTATATTATCAAATTTGGTATTTAGTGATAATGTTTCAATATTATCCAATTTAAATATAGATAATGATATGGTTTCATTAAATATATCATCTAGCTCCAATATTAATATTTCTAATAATTTAACAGTAGATGGAAATATAACAATAGGATCTAATTTGAACACAAATAATATAATAATATTACCTAATTTAAAAGAGTTTGAAAATAGTAAAATAGCAGCATTGAATAATATACCTCTAGGTGGATTATTTAGAACTGGTAATATTGTAAGAATTAGAGATGATGTAACACCACCGACTATTGTTTTAATAGGTGAATATATTGAATATGTTTTAGCGAATACGATTTATATAGAATCCGGTGTTTCATCTGATGAAAATTTTCCAGTTTATTTAGTGTCAATATTGCATAATACAACCGAACTTTTAAATAATGCTATATTAATTAATAATAATAAACAAATTCCAGAAATCAACACATCTGTAGAAAAAACTTATATATTAACATATGCATCGAAAGATAATAATAATAATATAATAACTATAAGTAGACAAATTAAAATAATTAATGCTATATCCGATTATATAAATTATGTAGAATATACTGAAAATAATATATATAAAAATTTTAATTTATCTACGGATACTAATGATGTTAATTATTCAGAATATTATAATACTTCTTTATCTTCTATAGTAATAGACAATGGTATATTATCACAAATAGCATCTACGGATTATTATTATAATATTTCTGGTTGGGGTATTAAAATACCAGTTCCTCTACAGAATTTTGATATAAATAATAATTTTTGGTCAATGTTATTAAAAATTAAATATAATACCGTTGATACAGATAACGTTGTTATAGATTTTAGATTAGATCCAAGTAATGATGGTTTAGGTAATTTACGAGATTACCAGGCATTATCAGTTATTGATATTAAAACCAATAGTGCAGGTAATGTAAATAATAATTCTACTATTATTTATGATTATGGAGATATGTTAGAATATGCATATAATGGATTATATTTATCGATGTATAAAAATACAAATTTAAATTTGTATGAATTTAAGATATATTCAAATGAAGGGGTTTTATTAAAACATATTAGACTAAATAATCCATTTATATATGGAAATAATAAAGCTATTTTCTTGTTTGTATATGATAGAATAACCCAAAGAACATTTTATTCAGAGGCGTTATTTAGTGATAACATAATATTAACCCCAGTTGCTTGGAAAATAAGAAATACTATATATCCTATTTATATTATAGGCAATACTAATATAAATATTATTTTAAATGATATTTATATAGAACAAGGTATTGGTATTTCTGATAATTATTTAAATAATATCACTGTATATATTTCTTCTATAAAAGATATTAATGAAGTGGAATATATAGATGATAATTTAAGTTTCGTAAATAATACAAATATATCTTATATAAATACTGACAATATAAATATTTATATTATAACATATATTGCTATAGATAATAATACTAGTAATATTTTAATGACTTTAACAAGAAACATAACGGTATCTACTACATAATAATGTAGTAGGTGCTTTAAATAATATTTATCATATTATTTAAAGTAGATAATTATTTTTTTACTTAGTTGCCAACAATGATATATTTTATTATTACATATCTTCGAAATTATATCAATAATATAATTATAATAATTTATTAAGCAATTTCTTCGGAAGAAGAACTGTATGCGGGTAAACTTGTTAAATCAAAAAAATTTTCTGTATTGGCTTTTTTACTATGTTTTGCACCATGTTGTTCTGAGCCCTTTTGTTTTTTTTTTTCGTTTTCTTTCTCGTTTTTTTTCTCGTTTTTTTCATGACCTCCACCATTTTGTTGTAGATAGTTGAGTCTTTCTAAATATTTAGTTTTATATTTTATATATTTTTGTTTATATTCATTTTCCATCTTATATATATAATAATATATATATATTATATATATTATTATATTTTAATATATTATATAAATAATATATGTCAAAAGAATTAAATTGCGCTCCTTCAAAAGATAATATAAACGGGTCTTGTTATTCATATCAAGACCTTAGATATTTAGCTAATAGTATAAATAAATATCATAATCAAAATATAAAAACGAATAATGATTACGATGATCTTTATAAAAATATTAAATATTATTTAAAAGGTTATGCCAATGAGATGGATTGGTTAAATATACCAGATCTAAATATTAATCATCAAATAAAAAATAATATATTTAGACCAAAAGGACCAAAAAAAAATAAAAAATGGCTAAGTACTTATGATATCAATAAGGTAATGTTTCAATATGAAAATAAATATAAGGATTTTAAATTTTTGGGAGCTTGGCCTAGTGATTTTATGGAAATTGAAAAAGATTTTACTAACATGAAATTTATTAATAAATATAATAATAAAAAAATTTTTGGAATTATTTTTAATAATGATAAAAGTTATCAATCGGGTTCTCATTGGGTTTCTTTATATATTGATTTACGTGAGAAAATAAAAATATATTTTTTTGATTCAGTTGGAAAACCACCTAATATATTAATAGGTGCTTTTATTAAATCATTACTAAAATATTTTAATATTTCTAATAAAGATAATGATAAATGTATATTACGGTATAATACAATACAACACCAAACAAAAAATACTGAATGTGGCGTATATTCAATGAATTTTATTATACGTTTATTAAATGGTAAAAAATATAATGATATAGTAAAAAATATTACTAAAGATCAAGATATGTTTAAATGTAGGGCTGTATATTTTAATTAGTTTTGTGATGCGTTTAATATTTTGTTAATCTTGTGAATTATAAGAGTTGATAATAAAATATCAATATTATAGATTCTTTTTATTTTTTCTAAATACATTACATACGGTGTTTTATATATTTTATTATTAATTTCTAATAATTTTTTATCTATATCATCATACATATCATAAGTTGGTCTGATAAATATACTATAAATAGACCAAAAATAATAAAGATTTTCGTAAATAATTGGTTCATTATTATCTTTTTGTAATAATAGTAAGATGCATTTCATTGAATTAAGTAAAATTGAAATCATCGTATTAAAAACTGTTAATGATGACATTATTGCCGTAATACAAGTAATATTGTTTGGGTCGTAATGTTTCATCACATAGTCTATATTTAGTATTTCTTGATTTATTTGAAATCTATAAGTAAACATTATTATACCATATTTAGATAATACTCCTAAACAATTCTGGTCATTTATTAATTCGGTTTGTTCTTCACTAAAATTATAAGTATAATATTCCATTGGATTAATTATATATTATTAATACATTTTATATATATATATTTATTAATTCAATTTTTTTTTATTCTTAAAGCAATAATCCGCATCGGGTCCATTATCGGAAAACTTTTCTTGTATGCATTCCCAACCAATTGAATTTAGATATTCTGTTGTTTTTTTTACCAGCGGAGCGTTTATATTATATTGAACTTCTTGGAGTTCAATTAATAAATATGATGCATTTTTTAATGTTTTAACAGCTCCAATTAAAACATCTAATTCGGCTCCCTGTACATCTATTTTTATTAAATCGGGTAATTTATAATTTTTTTCAGATACTATAGAATCTATTGTTTTTGTATTTTTTAATATATGGTTAGTTTCTGGAAAGAAAGACCCATTATTACAACCAATCTCTCTATAATATGAGTTTCCACCGAAATAAAAATCATTTTGGTAAAATTTTATTTCTTTATCATCTACATCACTTAATACAGCTATTGTGTATTCATATCCGTCATAAATTTTTTCTAATGGAGAAAACGCATCAAATAAATATATTTTTGTATCTGGCCATACTCTTTCGGCATGCCTTGTCCAATGTAACACAGCAGAACCTATATCATAACATGTGTTTGGATTAAATGAAAAATCATGTTTCATTTTATCCAAAAACTTTTGATGATTAATAGGCAACATATTAATATTTTTAACGCGTTCTATATTATTATAAACATTTTTAATATATTCATCATCGAACGAAAGCATTATATATAATTAATATATATATAATGCTTATTTATATATGTTATGTATATTTCTATATAACTAATTATATAATATATATATTATACTATGATTTTGTATAAATATTCTACTATAGGGAAAAGAGATAATAATGAAGATCAGTATATTACATGTATGAATATTAACGAAAAAAATGCAAATTATAATAAAATAAATCTACTAGGTGTTTTTGACGGACATGGCGGAGGTGTTGTTAGTAAATTTTTAAAAAATATATTTTTAGAAATATTTATGAATAAAAATAATAAATATAATAATAATAAAATAAAATATTCATATAATAAATCATTAAATATAGATAAATTGATATATATATTTAATTTCATTCAGAAAGAATTGGAAACGGTTCATCCTAAGGCTATTAATTACTGTGGATCCACGGCGTGTGTCATTATTGAATACATTGAAGAAGTTACATCATTGCGAAATATATTAGTATTAAACTTAGGTGATTCAAGATGTATTAAATGTAATGATAAAGACATAGGTGAAGTATTAACAAATGATCATAAACCTAACAAACCTAGTGAAAAAAAAAGAATTATTGACTTGGGTGGAAATATAATATTTGATGGATTCGATTGGAGGATAAAAGGTCTTTCTTTATCAAGAGCATTCGGTGATCTCGACTGTAGACCATATGTTATTAATGAACCCGATGTATATAAATATAAGATATCAAAAACAGATAAATTTATTGTATTGGCGTGCGATGGTTTGTGGGATGTAGTATCAAATCAAGATGTTGTTGATTTTATATTAAATTCTATTAATAACAAATTTAAAGGAAATATTGCCAAAGAATTAGCGATACATGCTTATAATATCGGTTCTACTGATAATATAACAATTATAATTTATTTATTATGATTTATATATATAAACATATATATTATAATATAATATATATATATGACGGATACGTATACTAATAATCCTATTCCTATTCCTAATATTCCCAATATTGATAATAATAATAATTTAGAACCAACTAATAATGTTATTTCAAATATGAAAAATGGGGTTTTAGCTAATTTATATAATCACAAAATAAAAATTATTGCTGTTTTTATAGCAATTATAGGGTTATGTTTGTACTTGGGACGTAATACAATAAAAAATTTATATTGTAACCCTGAGGATATAATAAATAATAAATTAGAGTATATTATTTTAGATAGTGAAAAAAAACCGTATCGTGTTTCCAAAAACTTTTTTGAGTCTTTGATGAATTCCAGTAACTATGAAAAGGTTAATAAAAATTATATACCTATGCAAAATAAAGTAAGCCAATCCAATAAATCTACTAAACGGCATAAAGAAAATAAATTAAAAGAGGACGATAATTTAAATGAAGAAAATTCTGAAATAAATTTATCAGATATTATTGAAGAATAAATATTTAATTAAGATTATCATCTACTCTAATTTTAACAATTCCACCAGTTCTATACATACCGCCGATTGGTATACCATTATTTTTAGCATCGTCATTAGTTAAAAACTCCAATAGGTTATTTTTTAAATAACCTATTATATTTACATTTGAATTTAATGTAACATTTCCTTTGAATTCAGTTATACCAGAAACTGTTAATTTTGAATCCATTGTGACGCTATTCATAAATATAGTATCGCCTAATATATTTATCGACCCGTTGATATTAGTATCCTGATACATAATTACATTTCCAACAATATCAATATATGATAATACAGTAACATTCCCATTTATGGTAGTGTCTCCCGAAACATTGAATTCAGAACATATAGTTATATTATTATTTATTACTACAGGGTTTTTAATATTTAATATTGAAGACATTGTTATTATGCCATTAACATTTGTATTCCCTGAAATATACAAATCTCCCTTTATAATAGTATCATTATCTATATTAGTTTTTCCTAATATTTTTAAGTTTGAATTTATTGTCGTATTATTCAATAAACAATATCCTGATATATTTAAATCACTTTCAATTTGAGTCATTCCATTTAATATACATATACCTGATACATCAAGAGCTGATAATATGGTAGTATTACCATTTAACCAAGTTTTGTTAGATATATATAATGATGAAAAAAAGGTAGAATTATTATGTAAAATTGCACTACCGCTAATAATAAAATTTTCATCAATTCCATCAGTTGTACAAACATATTCAAATGTTGGATTTAACGGAGCTTTTATTTTAAATCTAGCACAATCATCAGATACTTTAATATATCCAATACCACTTACTCCCATTATTTCAAAACCACTTTCATGACCTTCGTCAAAAGCTGTTTCGTCAATCGGGTTAATATTTAATGTTACTATATTATCTAAAAATTTTAATTCTGATGCGATAATAGATGATGATGAACCATTAATTTTTATTATAGAATCACCATTACCTATATTTATATAATCTGCTATTATATTTAATTCATCATTTACTGAATAAATATTACCATTTGTTATTATCATATCATCGTTGATTCTCGCATTATCTGATATATTTAAAGATGATAAAATGGTAGATGTATTTAATATATCTCCATCTCCCGTTACATCGATATTATTTGTAATATACATATCATTTACAATATTAAGATTAGAAATAATAGTACTATTATTTGCATAATAATGTCCAGAAATATTTAAACTACTAATATCTAAATTGTTAGTTATATAACAAGACCTACTAATATTTACATTGGATAATATAGTAATATCATTAGATATTAAAGTATCATCATATTGATTAAGATCGTTGGATATGTAAGATTCTGCTTGAAATATTGTGTCTAGTTCTATGTTTTCTATATTATTCAAACCAAACATTTTTTTATAAATTATTGTTAATAAATCATCTGTTGATGTCATATATTAATATTATAATATATTATAATATTAATATATATATATTAATATTATAATATATTATAATATTAATATATATATATATATATATATGAGTATAAATAATGTTGATAATATTAAAATGAAAAAGATAATTTTAAGTATTCTATATCCATGTTATAGTATACCTGGTTTTAACAAGGATATAAATTTATATATAACTACGGAAACTAATAATATAAATATTTATAATATTTATATTAATGACTGGTATTTCAATGAGATAGATACCTTATTTAGAGATAATAATAATAATTTTGATATGTATTATATAGTAAATAATGCATATATAAATAAAACAAAGGGTTACGTAATATTTGAATGCATATATTCTTTAGAAAATACAGTACCCGAAAATAAAAAAAAATATACTGATATTGATATTACTGAGAACGAAACTATAGAATATAATAATGATGGAAAACATTTTTACTTTCGTTTATATCGTAATTGTGGTGATTGTTCTAAGGAGTTTATAAATCTTAATGGATTTGGATATAAAAAAGATAAAAATGATACTAAAAGTCCATGCTTTTTATTACGTTATTTAGATAGTATACAATTGGATTTAGAATGTTATGATAATAATATAAAACAATACATAACTAATACAATCATAAATTATAAGGTTAATGATATAGACCTATATTATAATTATAATAGTAATTACGTGAAATACTATAACAAATACATATTAAGTATACAAAACAAAGCGAAAGGTATTAGTAATCATCCTATTTATTATATAAATAATTACGATATTATTAAAGATGATGCATCGTATGAAAAATTTTTAATTATGATCGAAAAAGTTGAGGATTGTAAAGATTTATTTTGTGATAAAGAATATTTAAATAATTTTAATAAATTCGATAATAAAGATGTAGTTGATTACAAGACACATTCAGATGTTATTTACACATATACTAGAGACTCTACAATAAATACTGAAATGGATAAGGCATATAAATTTAATACAAAATTATCCCAATATTTTGAAGACATTAAACAACATATAAGAACCTCAATTAATATATTAAATAAGTCACCCAAGTATAATACATTTTTAGATACATTCAAGGATGAATTTTATGTATATCGCATAGATTCAAATAATGGTTTTATAGATAAAAAAATTATATTAGAATATAAAATAAATGACATAATTATGTTTCCTTCTTTTTTGTCTACGACACCTGATAAATTTAATTTGTACGATACATGGACACGGTATTATTCACCAATTAGCAATTTACTGAAAATAAAACTATCAAAAGAAAAACAAAATAATTGGCTTTTCTTTGGTTATTGTACTAAAGGGAATGAAATATTATTAAAAAATAATTTATCTTTTAGAGTTTTAAATAATGATATTGAAAAAATTTTCATACCTAATAAAGATAATAATTTATTATCAGTTCATATTAATGTAATAGAACTAGAAATATTAGATAATTCTGACATACCAATAAAATTAGATGACATTGTTATATCTCTTACAGATGAATCACCTAAAGATATAGGTGCCGAACCAATAAAGGAAGCGTCATATGTTGATAATATATATTATCAAAAATATCTAAAATATAAATCTAAATATATTAATGAAAAAAATAATTAGTAAATGAATATACTCATGATCTATAAAAAAATTATAAATGTAAAAAATTAATTATATTTTTAAATATTAGGTACCGATAATACAATATAATATATTATATTGTATTATTCATATTTATCATATTTTATAATATATTTTAAAAATGATTATGTTTAAATTTCATCATAGTATCGTTAATAAAAAATTATTATATTATCATAATATAATAAAATTTGAAGTATAATTATATAAAATAAATAAGTTTTTGTCAATTTCATAAAAAGTTTAAAAATGTCAAAAAATCAGTCAATACTATAAAATGTCTATATATACTCGATTTAAATTTTTATTTTATAGTATTTGTTTATTATATATTTATTGTATTATATTTTATATTTATTGTATTTATTTATTGTATTTATAAATAATATTCATCGAATGATTAAAATATAAAATTTCCATTATTACGATTATTTAAGGTTTTAAAATAACATAAACGATGGCAACTTATATATTAAATAATTCACTAATATTGTTATAACAATATTAGTGAATCAATCTAAAAAGTCAAATGCTATCATACCATTTAGTGGTACTTTTACGGTTGATTTTACATATTTATATCAAGTCAAATTTTTGACATTTGTAAACTTTTTGTAAAATTAACCGTAATTACTAATATCGACCTTATTTCTAGTTACCATGTCTAATAAAAATTCTCTATTATTTTTTAAAGATTTTGAAACATATATTAAACAATGATTGTCTTTACTTATGGCAGATAATACAATTTCTCTATCATTTTTTAACAAAGTAGATACATATTTTAAAGCATTTCCATTATTATTTACAGCAGCTAATACGATTTCTCTATCATTTTTTAAAAATTTATATGCATATTGTAAAGCATTTCCATTATTATTTACGGCGGTGAATACAATCTCTCTATCACTTTTTAAAGATTTATGAGCATATTTTAAAAATTCCCCATTATTATTTACAGCGGCTAATACAAGTTCTCTATCTTTTTTTAAAATTTTAGTAAAGTGTCTTAATGCGATGCCATTTATTTTTAGCATATCTAATAAAAATAATTTATTGTTTTGGAAATATTTTGGTATATAATATAAATCACCTTTATTTTTTGTTACTATATCTAATAAAAACCCTCTATCGTTTTTTAAAGATTTTGATACATATTTTAAATAAGTCCCGTCTTTAATTACAGCGGACGATACAATATTTCTATCATTTTTTAACAAAGTGGATACATATTTTAAAGCATTTCCATTATTATTTACGGCAGCTAATACGATTTCTCTATCATTTTTTAAAAATTTATATGCATATTGTAAAGCATTTCCATTATTATTTACGGCGGCTAATACAATTTCCCTATCTCTTTTTAAAGATTTATATGCATATTTTAAAGCATTTCCATTATTACTTACCGCGGTTAATACAATTTTTTTATCTTTTTTTAAAAATTTAGAACAATATTCTAAAGATTGACCATTTTCTTGTATAGCCATTAATACCATTTCCCTATCATTTTTTAAAGTTTTATTTACAACTTTTAAAGACATACCATTTATTTTTAACATATCTAATAAAAAATATCTATCATATTGTATAATTTTGGGAACATATTGTAAAGCGTTACTATTTATTTTGAGTACGTCTAATAAAAAACTCTGATTATTTTGTAAATATTTAGGAGAATGTAATAAATAACGACCGTTTTGTCTTGTTGCTTCTAATACAATTTCTCTATTACATTGTAAACGTTTTGATGCGAATATTAACGCCATTGGTTCATTTTTTACAGACGTAAATACAATATTTCTATTGTTTTTCAAATCATCTGAAACATGTTCTAAAGCATACCCGTAATTGTTTACGGCTATTGATACAATATCATAATTATTTTTCAAATTAATTGAAGCGTACATTAATAAATATCCATCTTGGTTAATTGCATTGTATACAATATTATAATTATCTTTTAATGTATTAGAAGCATGTTTTAAAGCATAACCATTTTGTTTTACTGCTTCAAATACAATATTATAATCATCTTTTAAAATATCTGATGCATATTCTAAAGCTCTTCCATACTTTTTTATAGCAGTTAATACAATTTCTTTATTATTTTTTAAATCATCGGATGCATATTCTAAAGAATCCCCATAATTATTTACCGCTGTTGATACAATATCATAATTATTTTTCAAATTAATTGAAGCGTACTTTAATAATTTTCCATCTTGATTAATTGCAGTGTATACAATATTATAATTATCTTTTAATGTATTAGAAGCATGTTTTAAAGCATACCCATTTTTTTTTACTGCTTCAAATACAATATTATAATCATCTTTTAAAATATCTGATGCATATTCCAAAGAATTGTAATTTTGATTTATTGCGGCTAATACAATTTCTTTATTATTCTTTAAATCATCGGATACATATTCCAAAGAATTGTAATTTTGATTTATTGCGGCTAATACAATTTCTTTATTATTTCGTATATTATAAGAAGCATATTTTAAAAAAGAATACCGTATTTTTACAAGGTCCGCAATAAAACATTTATTATTTTTTAATTCTGTACTAATATTTTCATAACAATCCAGATTTTTATAATTTAAATTTCTAGCAAGAAATAATAAAAATATACTATCGTTATATAATATTTTGTTTTTAAATAATTGGTTAAGTTTATTTATTAACTCTATAGTTTTGTTAATATTATTTTTATTATTTTTTTCAATATATAATATTTCATCTAATAGCACAATATCATAGTTTAACAAAAGAAAAAAATAAGTATTCTTTAATTCATGTATATTATCATTATTTGTTAATGAATGATAAATTGGGATTAATGAATAGGAAGTTTCCAATAATAAAAATAATTTATATTTTTTATTTATTGCTTCAATCAATTCACAGAAAGTATCAACATCATAATTGATAATATTTTCGCAATTAATCGAATTAATAAGATTTACTAGCACCATTAGATTAAGGTTATTCGATAAATTATTCGATATGTTTCGAAGAAATATCTTTCTAACCTAAATAGATTAAAAAACTTGATATATTATATATTATTTTAAATAATATTATTTCATTTTTTTTTATTTTTAATATTTATAAATTATATTTTGAAATAGTTTGTATCGAGATTGGAAAATAATATATTATATTATTAAAAATATATTATTTGTATTTTATCATCTATTTTAAAAATGATTATAATTCAAATTTCATCATATTACAGTTAATATGATGAAAATTGAATTATAATCATATAAAATAAATAAGTTATGATATTATATAATATATCGAAAGCAATGTATGAATTAACAAAAATAATTCCAGAATTATATAATAATCATGAAAATATAATAAATATTACAACTATTCAAAAATATTTTAGAGGATATTTGACACGAAAATATATTTTGATTCCATCGTCATTTTATCAAACAAAAGATTGGCGTAAAAATAGAAATTGGTATAAAAATGGTAAATCAAATGAATGTGAAAAATATCAAATTAACTTAATTGAAAAAATAACTATGGTTAAATTAATAAAAACCGATGACCGAATCAATATGGAAACTAATGAAATTATTAGTAAAAAATATCCAATGATAAATAATGATGGATATGAATGGAGTGAAAATTTCGATGGATTGATAATAAAAAATTATAATAAATACTATTATAATCTAAAATTTGTATGTGATAGAGGTGGAGCGCAAACGAGAACATTGCGAGAAGTGTATCATTTTATTACATATCAATTAGAATATTTAATAAAATTTAATACTACTAATATATACTTCATTAATATTTTAGATGGAGATACAAGCTATAATAATATGGATAAATTTAAATTTTTAATCAATAAAGAAAAATACAAAAAAGTAATAAAATATGCATACATAGGTAGTTTATACAATTTTCAAAAGAAAAACATATAAATTATAAATAATTATTATAATATTATAATATTATAATATTATAATAATTATTATATAACATTATAATATTATAATAATTATTATATAACATTATAATTATCTAATATATATTCAGTAATAGAATATACCAAATCAAATGATATTCTTTTTCGCGCTATATCTTTACTTTCTCTATAATTAGTTAAAAATAATGAATTATATTTTTTTCTATGTTCTTCTAAATATTTATTAAATTTTATTATTAATTGTTTTTGTTTATCTTTTTCTATTTTTGGCTCTATTATCAATGTTGCGTACGTTCTCGCAGTTTGATTTGGTGTTTCATCTATATATATATATTTATCTTCAACGAATGATAAACCTATTTGTGAATTAATATTATCATCTATGCATTTTACTAAAATATTTGTATTTGATTTTTCTTTATTTTTTTTTGTTAATCTTGTTATTTTATATCTATTTTTTAATTTTAGATTATATATATCACCACCAATCATAAAATTATTATTATCATTTAGTTCAGTTTTTATACTTATTTTAGATGGATATACAATAATATTTAATTTATTATTATTATCATTATTTTGTTTTAATTCAAATTGAAAAGAACAAATAGTATAAGTCGTATCATCAAAAACTTTTTCTTCAAATATATTTAACAATACAATATTATATTTTTCTAAAAATGCTTTTCTTAATTCTATATCTGCTATACGGATCGAAGACCAAAAATTTAATGGAATAATAAATATTCCTCCTAAACAAATATTAGTTAAAATATTTTTAATAACACATTTATATAAATCATTCACATAATATTTATTGAATAATGATTTATCTTTTGATTTATTTCTTGCTAAATATGGAGGATTTGTTATTAAATATTTATTATTATAATCGGGTGGATTATTTATAGTATCTTTTTTTATAATATAATTCTTTTTTGGTTCTATATCATAACATTCAATAATATATTTGACATTATTTTTTTTTTGTTCGTTTTCTATAAATATTATTAAATCGCCATTACCTGTAAAAGGTTCTATAATATTATTAATGTTATCGGGGATTTTCATTCCTTGTAAAATATATTCATGATTAGTTGTATAAAATTGTCCTAATCTTTGTTTGGACAACTTATTTTTTTTCTCATTATCTTGAACTGAAATATTTTTTTCATTGTTAATAATTTCTGTATTATTCATATTATGCATCATATTATTTATTATATTTATATTATTATATATATATATGTATATATATATATAATTCAATTTTTTTTACTATCGATTAATGAATTTAACATGTTCTATAAAAAAATTATTATATTTTGAAATATTAGGTATCGAGATTGAAAAATAATATATTATATTATTATATTATATTTTTGAAAATATAATAATATATTACGGTGAAACTATTTTTAATAATATTTTTAATTGCTGTAAGCTAATCCAGCCATACCCGATAAAACTCTAAGAACATTATAATTCATTGTATAAATATTAAGTAAAGACCCTGAACCGATATAACTAGATGCATATGAGCTATCTTTAAGAGGAGCCATATTATATAAACCTAAATCAAGTTGTAATGTAGCATTATCAATTCGAGAAAAGTTACAAGTTCCTGTTGGTTGGTGTTCTTCGGCTTTTAATGCAAAACTGTAAACATTTACTCCATCTGATGGAGTGTTGGAGAAATGTTGAAATGGTTGAACATAATTAAAATAATTTCCATCTCTTGCTTGGAAGCGATCATGTCCATTAAGTTGTAATTTAGCATTGAATATTGGGTTGTCGGTACCATCAATAAAATTACCATAATTATAGTAATCAACAGTACTAATTTTAGCGGCATTAATAATAGTACTATTTAATTCACTAAATTGCGCAGCATTCCTAGAAATATCTTCCATAGTAAGATCGTTTCGAGCTACCAGACTATTAATAAGAAGTTGACTAATTAAATCTCCACCGACGACACCTGGTGTGATTTCGGCGATAATAGCATTATTAGGATCTTCGACTGTTCCAGTTGATTGGCATACAAGACGAACATCAACTTTATCCAAAAGACTTTTTACGAGTTCTGATAAACCATCTCGAGTATCTGCTTCAAACATTACCCCCCCTTCGGTAACTTCTAAAGGAGATTTAACAACTACTTCATTATTTGAATTTAATGATGTATCATTTTTAAATGCTCGTGAAGCAATGTATAAGATTTTTGCAAATCTATCCCTAGCATTAGTCCAATCATTTGAATCGCTATAAGCAAGCCATTCGGAACGGCTATTATATCTTTCTAAATGAGGCGCCCATATAAGATATTTACTAGGATGATTAAAATTAAGACGATATTTTGGATTTGTTGTAAGAGATTCAGAACCAGTGAATTGAAGCTGTTCAATTAAATATTCATGCGAAGCCTGTGCGAATCTTTTTCTTTCTTCAGAATCAAGATAAATATAATCAATTAATAAATATGAATCTTGCATAGATGGTAACATAGATGGATAACTTGTTGAATCACCGACCCAATTAATACACTCAAGAGCTTTGCGATAAACTAATGTAATTCTTACATCATGATATTGTAAAGCAATTAATGGAAGCGCTAATCCATTATTACGATTAAACCAAAACTGTAAAGGAACATATAGTTGATATGCCTTTTTACCTTGTGTATTAATAGTAGTTAATTTATCGATGTTTCCGATCATTTTATCATATCCTTTTTCTTGTCCTTGCTTGTGCGTCAATTCATACCAAATATTTAACCAATCACCGTATTGCTCATCGATCTTAGAACCTCCGATTTCTATCTTAATACCATCAATCATAGCATGTCCTAAACGCTTAACGTACCCCCACCCAACGGTTGATGCTGGCATCGCATTTAATAATACTGTAACATATACGTTAGTAATTAAATCTCCGTTTCTATTAATATTACAAGTTACCGTGCGTCCAAAATCAGGTGCGCCGTTCCAGGTTTGTTGAATTGGTTCTACGGAAAAATTTGTGTGTCGTCTATAGACCACTTTAAAAAAAGTTACTTCAGGGTTTCCTGATAAATATGCATCTTGTGCACCATAAGCTACTAATTGCATTAATCCACCACCCATTACTTATATATAATATAATGTAGAAAAATATAATTTTATATATATTATATTTTTTATTAATTTTATACTAAATAATAATTTTATATTTGAATACTATATAATTAAAATAATTATATGTAAATATATAATTTATATATAATTATTTTAATTATATATAAAATTATTATTTAGTATATTATTAATACATAATATTAATTTATGCAGTTTGTTAAAAAAAATAAATCTCGGTCTTATAAATATAGCGACCATAAAGAATCTTTCACAATAGATAATAAATATAAACAAATGGCTTTATCAATAATACAAGATAAAAAAGAATTAGCCAATATATTAATTGAAATTGATGATATTAAAAATTCATTAAATGAAATAAATAATATAGTAAACACTCCAGATATAATAAATACTAAATTAAAATTAATTAATCGAAAAGATGAACTAGACCTAAAATATAATAATATCGTAAACAAAGAAATTGATTATTATAATATTGCGGGAGATTTGATAATAGATTATTATGATAGCAAATATAATAAAAGTGATAACGATATTAAAGAAACTAAAAATATAAAAGATTTCTTAACACCTAGTAATTTCCAAAATACTAAAAATATATTGTTAGAAAAATATTGTCATTGTATTAATGGTATTAGAATAAATCAAGACGATGGTTCCAATAGAATTAAATATTGTTATGAATGTGATATTGAAAAAATATTAGATATATCCGAAAGTTCATATATATGCCCTTGTTGTGGACATAGTGAAATGATAATTATAGACGAAGATAGACAAATTAAAGAATATTCACCATATAAAAGATTAAACCATTTCAAAGAATGGTTAAATCAATTCCAAGCTAAACAAACCCCAGATATACCAGAACATGTATTTGTGGATATTATTAATGAATTAAATAGAACAAGAATAACTGATTTATCCAAGTTAAATAAATCTAAAATTAAATTAATATTAAAAAAATTAGGTCATAATATATATTATGAACATATAGCATATATAATTAATAAATTAAATAATTTACCTCCTCCGAAAATTACCAAAGATATGGAAAAAATATTTATATCTATGTTTTACAAAATTCAGGTTCCTTGGGAATTACATAAACAAGTAAATAGAAAAAATTTTTTATCATATTCATTTGTTTTACACAAACTTTGTGAATTATTAGATTTAAATCATTTACTTGACTGTTTTTCTCTTCATAAAGATGTAGAAAAAATCATAGAAAATGATAAAATATGGCAAAAAATATGCAATCATTTAAATTGGACTTTTATTAGTTCATTTAAATAAATATTTAAGGATATATTAATTAATTAATTATTATATATATGGATTATTTAACAGAAGATAGTATACTACCCACTAATCAAAAATACGTGTGTTTATCATATCTCATGGATAAAGAAACCTTAGCAGGTATTAAAATTAGGGGTGTATTCGATGACTATGATAAAGCATGTGAATATTCTAAAAAATTGCAGGGAATAGATCAATATTTTGATATATATGTAGGAGAAATGGGGAAGTGGTTACCAGTAAGTCCCGATAAAGAAAAAATTAAAAATGTTTATTCCGATGAAAAACTTAATAATATAATGGAAAATCATATGAAAAGTCAAGAACAAGCAAAAATTTTACACGAACAGCGCAAAAATGAAATGATGCGGGAAAATATTATTGAAAATATTAATAATAGGAAAAATAATATAGATGATTTAAAAAATAATATTAAGCATATTGACACTACCGATAATAGTTTAAATAATACTAGTAAAAGTTCATCAAGTGACGATGATTTGGAAGAAATTAAGATTAATAATGAATTACTTAAGGCGAGTATCGAATCAGCCGAAGAACAAATAAGTAAAATGTCTGAAAAAAAAGAAGAACTGGATAAAGAAATAATTACTCTATCCAATAAAATAAAATATTTTGGTCAAGAAGATACACAATCATAGACATTATTTGATTTTATCAACATTAACCCTTATTCCTTTTCTTACATTTAATAAGTCTATTGTATTTACTTTATTTTTTAAAGTCCATTCTTTATCATACATTTTATTATGATATTCTCTGAATTGTTTATTACCTATTTTAAAATTTGGTATTTCTTTCGCTTTATACCAAAATACTTTATTAGATATATCTTTTGAGTGTACTCTGTTATCTATTACCATTATACCATAATTTTCAGTAATATCTGTAAATACTTGTTGAAATATATCAAAAGTTGGAAACATACCAGCATAATGTTCATATAATCTTCGTCTATTTGAAATAATATCCTCAGCGAGTAAAAATATATAATCAAAATTAGATCTCATTTCAGGTTTTATACCTACAGAATATTGCATGATTAATATAAATGAAACATGGTGATGCCTTCCATTAAAAAATAATTCCGTAATATTTTGATCTTTAGACCATTCTCCTTTTGAACTCATACAATCATCCATTACTAACATAATTTTATCATCTTTTTCTTCCTTACCGTCAATTATTCTCTGTTTATTAACATCTCTCATATGTTGTTGCCTAACATAAATATTTGATAGAATATCACTTTTATATTCTGGGTATATATAAGATTCTGGAATAAAATCGGCATAAAAAGAATTTAATTTCTCGGTTCTACTTATTATTACAAAAGCTGGGATATTTTTTTTCCTATATAAAATATCTTTTGTTAAAAATGATTTACCCGATCCTCTTTTCGCTATTATCGCAATCGTGCAATGATCTACTAAATTTGTTGTTTCGAATTTTTTAATTTGTATTCGCGTAGCTCCAAATTCTACTTCTTTTATAGTCATTATATTATATATGTGTTAAAATATTGTTTATAATTATTTTTATAAATAATATTTTAAGACATAAATTTACATAGATTGTAAATTTATTTTATAATTGTCTATATTATTTTTACAGACGGTTTCAATAATTATATTATTATCTAAAAATATAATTAATATAAATGTACTTATAATAGGAATTTTATATTTATCAAATAAAGATTTATTATTAATACTATATTTTTTATTATTTAAATATTCTAATATTGATAATATTAGAAATATGAAAATTATTTTTATAATCAATATATACATGTATATATAATATAGTATATATATATACATGTATATATGTATATATAGTATATTATATCAGTGTAATGAATTTGTAAATATATCATAATAATTTGTTTGTTCAGAAAGTTCGTAATTTTCTTCATTTATATGATTATTTTTATAATCAGCCATAATACTATTATTATCGTTAGTAATAATTTTTTTATCTTCTTTGGGCATTATCAAATTATTTTCTTCAGGTAAAAATTTTTTATCATCTTTGGTCACTGTAGCATTATTATCTTTGGTTATATTTTTTTTATCATTATCTTCGTTAATTAATTTATTAATATTAATAGAGCTTATTAATGAAAAATCTTTTATATCATTATTATACATATTATCAGAAAATATTTCGGTAGATAGTATTTTTTTAGGAGTATTAATTTTTTTATCTTCTATTTCGGGTTCATGTATTTCATTATTTACTACATTGTTATTTACATGTAATGTTTTATTTACCAATTCATTAATTGCTGTAGGTGCAGTATAGTTACTAATTAAATAATATTCAGTAATTAATTTTAAAGGAAGTATTTTTCTAATAGTTTCTTTAATTGAATTCTTAATTATATTCATGGCTTCTTTATAATTGCGTTTTATTTCAATATCGGGGTAACCATCATAAAATAAATAAGGATTGTCCCAAAATTCTTTAATAGTTTCTATATAAAATTTATGTATAATTGTTTCCAGACGGTTATTATCATAAATTTTATTTAATTGATTTTCTATATTATTTTGATTTTTTTTATAAGGATCGAATGTCATTATTATAAAATATGATTTTATAATAACCTTTATTAAATTATATATATCAATACCTGGATTATCTTTATTTAATAAATATAATATTCGATTCATTTCATTAACAATTGTATCGGTTGACCATTTTTTAACCAGTTTTAGGTATTCTTGAAATATCATAAATATTTTATTTTTATCAGTACCGCTAGTTTTAATATCTTCTGATGCCTTATCATAAATAGATTTAATGCCTGTAAATATATAAGGAGATAAAATATTACATAAATTAATAATATATTCATTTTTTGTTTCAACAAGTATATCCATCATTATATTATATTATATAATATAATATAGTCTTATATTATATAATATAAGATAAGATAGTTCTATATTATATAGTCTTATCTATTTTTAAACATAATATAATATCTTTAATATTTATATCATAGTTTTTAAATAAAGTATATAAATCATATTTATTATTTTTATTATTTTCTACGTAATTACATATTTTATTTAAAATTAATATATCATCTAAATTTTTACTGGAAATAATTTTTGATAAATTGTTTATGTTTTTTCTATTAATATTTTTTAAAGATGTTTTATTTAAGTCTGTGCTAAATCTTATATCGGAAAAAATAGATTGCGTGGGATTACTTTTATTAATCCAATAGGATGTATTAACGCACGAATAAAAACCATGCATTGTTTGTAAATACCAGTTTTGGTCAGTATATATACTTGTTTCTATATTATCCGATTGTGATATTGATTCGGATATTTTATATAAATAATCTATAGATTGTTTTACTGTATTGGTTTGATTTTTTAATACTTTTTTTATATAATTTTCATGGATCATTAAAGGTAGTAATACTTTTTCAGTTTGGTATAATTTATTAACTATGTTAAAATTATTATATTTATTTAATATAAAATGGGTAGATTCGAATAATCCAATATCTATATTTTTTTTACTAGTATATAAAAAATAATTATTGATATTATTTAATTTTAATGTATTATTATCGGATGTATGATATGTCAATTCTTGTAATATATTTATTAACTTTCTTATATCATGTTGTGAATAATCAATTATTTTTTTAATTATTTCGTTTTTATTTTCTTTTTCTAACATAATATTTTCATAATTATATATATCTAGAATAAAATTAGATAGTTCTTCATCGGAAGGGTAATTAAATATTATTTCTTTACATTCTTTTTTTAAATTATATAATAATTTTGAATGATTTTTATTACATATGAATATCAAAGGAAATGATTTAATTTTATTATTTTTTTTATATAATTCTAAAATATATTTTTTTTCGTTAGGAAGTGTTATATTTTCGGTATCGTCAAATACCAAAGATATTTTTTTTTTCTTATTATCTAATACTTTTGAAAATATGGATTTATTAAATATATAATAATCATTAGAATCATTGTACAGTCTATGTTCTTTAATATCACTGGGTATTATAATTTGTGTAATATAATCAAAACTATCTAATATCATTTTTACTATAATTGTTTTACCAAGTCCTTGATTTCCTGATATAATGATCGCCGATGATTTTGTATCGCCAAAATTAATTACCCATTCTCTTAATTCATTAATTTGATCTTTATTCCCTATTACGGAATCTAATGATTTAGGGTAATATTTATCTATCCAATGTTTTTGATTCATTAATATTCTAGTTATGATATATTTAAATATATTATTTTTTCTAAAAGAAAAATAATATAATTTTCTATAAAAAATATCTACTCATATATATATATTATGAGTAATAATAAAAATGGTGAAAATAGTGATCAGATTGATGAAGAAGTTAAAAAATTATTTAAAAATTATGGCATACATGTACAATCAGATCTTAATAATTTAAATATGAAATATAATACAAGAATGACCAATGAAATAAAATCAAAATATTTTGAAAGATATAATCTTATTAATAAACGCGCTGATAAACTTACTAGATTAACATTCGATAGATACGGTAAAAATACCCCTCTTCATGAAATTCTTAAAGAAACTATAAGAATAAAAAATAAATATCATTTATCTAATGAAGAATTTTCGGTATTTCAAAGAAAGTATGAATCGTTAATTACTGGTAACGTATCTACAATTGAACCAGTAGTTGATACAAATATGATGAAAGTTTTAGGACCCGTTGATATAATGCCAAGAAATAATTTAGATATTAATATAGCTGATTCTGATTATAAGCATCTTGAAAAAATTTTATATTTTTACGAAAGTACTAAAGATAAATATTCTAGAACAATGATTCAATCGTTAGCATATACGGATTGTGACTCTTCGGCAATTAATGGGGTATTTAAAAAGGATGCTGGTGTGAATATTTATGATCATATTCACCCAGTTATAGTAGCTTTGTTTATTCCAAAAATTCCAATCGTTGAAAGATATTTTTTATATACAAATTTAGCGGAAATTATTAAACAAAGATTTAAACATGAACAAATTATTAATCCTGCTAATATTCATTTAATTAATGCATTAGTTAAGGATAACAATGATGTTGTATGTAATAATAGTACGCCCATGTTAGATTTATTACATCGTGTTAATATCCAAACTCAATTATGGAATTGTGTATTAAATTTACGAAACGGGCAGTATTTTAACACTAGTTTTAACGAATTTATGTCAGCTATTAATAACTGTAAACTTAATCAATTCGATAATCCTGATTTACTTTATGGAAAATATGATGGTACGGTTATTAAACGATTATTTAGCGCTTTCTCTTTTAAACCAACTGTTGTTATTTCGTCTAATAGATATCAACATCTTAACACTAACCCTTATTTTCGAACGATTGCACCAAACGCAATGAAAATAGGTATGTTAAATATAGTTCTACCCAATAATATTACTAATACTAATATAGAAATTGATTTATCTGAATCACTTTCACACGAGGAAAATTTTATTATTAATGGTGTAGTGGTACCAAAAGAAAAATCAGTATTATATTCTGAATTATTGGTATTTTATATAGATCGAAGAAAATCAAATATTAAATATAATTTAGGATACGCTAATAATCTTTTAAATGTCTCTAATTACCCAATGGCTATAGCTGGTTTTGAAAAAATGAATGATACTCCTATACGATTTCAGGAAGATATAACCGTAAATAGTGATAATTATTCTCTCAGATCAGTCATTTGTTCAGAAACATTAAATTCTCCTGAAAATGTAATTATCGGGTCTACTGCATTAATAATAACAAAAAGCGACCCCATGAGTGGTAGATATTCCCCCCAATATATCTGTTATGATCCTGTTAATCTGGTACAACGTAATAATGTACTTAATAGCTTTACAGTAACACCTGACAATGATAACGGTACAGCATTTGATAATTTTTATACAAAAGCATCTACAACGGGTATTGTATTTATATATGAAAACGTTAAACCATTAAAACAATAAATTGAAAAATTAAAAGCTTATATATTATAAATAAATAATTACTTATAATATATATGGAAAACATAATATTTGTAGATACATCATATACCATATTTTATAGATTTTACGCAATTATAAAATGGTATTCTATGGCATATGACGAAGAATATAATAGCATAACTGATATGAAATCATATAATTGGTTAAATAATACTATTGTAATGGTTAAATATAAAAAATTATTTTTATCTAATATACGAAATTTTTTTACGGAAGGTGAGTTAAATAAATCAAAAATTATTTTTACCATAGATACACCTTTGGAAAAATTATGGAGATATGACTTATATAATGAATATAAATCTTCTAGAAAAACAATTATTAAGAAATATAATTATTCTACCATTTTTGAATATACTATCAATACATTAATTCCTTCTATTATTAAAACTAATCCTGATTTATACAGTAGTATTAAAGTAGATAAAACAGAAGCAGATGATATAATAGGATGTTCTACTTTATATCTTAAAAATAAAGATTATACTATATTTATTATTTCAGGCGATAATGATTTTTTACAATTAGGGGACGATAATATAATATTTATTAAATATGGGACATTAAATAGAAAAATAATTAATAAGGTTGATGCACAAGAGAGTTTAAAAAAAAAGATATTATACGGAGATGTATCTGATAATATTCCTGGAATATATAAAAGAGGAAATAAAATAAAAAAAAATGATTTAATGGATGATGATATATTAAGTAAATATTTTCTATTAAATGATAATATGAAAATACGATATGACTTAAATAATTCAATAATAAATTTTAATAATATTCCCGAATATTATTGTGGTGAAATAATATCTCAATTAAAAAATATAATTTAATAAATATTATTATTATAATATTTATTATAATAATAATGAGTATTATGTATAACATGATATATCCATATTCTAATACAATATTATATGGCGATAACTACAAAGAAGCTCTTAAAAATTATCTTAAAAATAATTATACATATGATATTAATAAAATTATATTATCTGAACAAATAAAATATATAACTAATCAATCACATAATCAATTATATAATAAAGAATATATTCTCGCAAATATAGAAAATATGTATAATTATGGAATTAATAATAATAGAATAAGCATTAGAACTAAATTTATAAATACTAACAATCAAATAGATAAATATATATTACCACATATAATGCCAAATATAATATATACCGTTTAATAAATTTTTATTTATATATTTTTTCTCCAATAATAGTAGTGACTGATGGTAACGTTCTTGATTTATTTGTATTAACTGGTAATTTTAATAGTTTCTTATTTCCGTTTAACTGTTGTAAATAATTAATTCTTTGGGATAATTCTGTAATTATTCTAGGTAATATTTCTTCAACAACTTTACAATTTAATTGAAGTATTTGTTTTGAGATATCATATTGTAAATGCTTTGCATGTATATTATATATATATTTCATCAAAATAATTAAATGTACTTTTGACTGATATTCTATTTTAAATTCTTTATTCGTTTTATTATAAACATCCAATATTAATTTTTTATTTATAATATTAATATTTTCATCGGAAAAGAATACTTTTTTTAATATATCGTCGTAACAAGTAGATGATTCTTGTTGTTCTTGTGAATTTACAACCTTTTCTCTTAATTCTTTTGACTCTTTATTATCACCAAAATACAATTGTGAAAAAAACATTATATAAAATAGTTTATATAATGTTTATGCAATAGATTTTTTATAAGATTTTTCATATAATTTAAAAAATATTTTTTTTATCATATCTATATTATCATTAGATTCTTTATTATCAATTATATTTTTGTATAAATCAACTAATGACATATTAGAATGTTCTAATTGAAAATTAGATATATCAATAATTAAAATATTATTTATCGATATTGGAATATTACATCTCACTGATTCACTAAGTAAGGTATTCATAGTATGATTCGATGAATGACAAACTATAATATTAACTGTTTTTATATCTTTCGAGAATTGCAATAATATATCACCCATATCAATAGATGTATTCTTTATATTATCGGATAAACAAATATCGCGGGGTTTAATATCAGTATTAACATATTTTACAATATTATATTTATTATTAGAAACAAACCCGATTTCGTATTTTAATGTTATTATTTTAGAATATAAATATAAATTTTTTTTTTTTTCACAAAATTCATTAGTTTTGTGAAAATCATTAGTAATGGCATTTATAAAACATATATATTTATTCATTTAATATTATTACACTAGCATCTTTTAGATGTATATATCTAAGAATTGGATATATTATTAAACACATATGTTTCATATATGTATAATTCATCGTAATTTAGATTATTTTTTGTTTCTGGTAAAATAGTATGGCCATTTGGGTATTCTATTAATGACCCATTATGAACTTCTTTAGTTGAATAAATGTTATCATTTTTAATTATTATTTCAACCATAAATTGATCAATTTCTTTAATACACAATACCCAATAATATTCCCTATGTCTTTGCTCATATATTAATAATTTACCAATACATTTGTTTATTTTTGGTCTATTTGATAATTGATTTGTTATATTATCTAGTTCTGTTTTATATAATACAGAACCTATCCGATTATGCATAAAAGATTTAAAATTGTCATATAATATTAATTTTGGATGAAGCGTTGGGTCTAATTCGGATATATTTTTTAATAATGCGATTATGTCATCTGGTGGAACGGCCCCTTTATTTTTGTTCATTTTTAATAAATATTCGAAGTCATGATAGTTAATAATTTCTTTAAATTTATTTATTATTTTTTTTGTATATCGTCTTTAGTTAACTTATTGTTATCGGAAAACATAGGGCATAACATTTTATATTTTTTTTCAGTAGATGCCACGGTATCATCTATTTCTACATCACGATATTTAGAATCGATTACTAAAACAAATCCATAATTTGGAACATAATATTCAATATTATCAATTTTATATATCCACGAACCAATCGAATTTGCGTCATAAGATATATCTTTAATATATATATTATCTTTTAATGTAAAATTTTCCATATACACCCCTTCTTCATATAAAACACTGATAGCATATACTAATTGAAATAATATAGACCTCCAAACTTCCGAAGAATGGTGCCCAGTATAATACATTTTTTTTATTGATCCATTAGACGAATATTGCGGAGTCATCCATTGTAACATACTATAAGTAGGTGCTTCAGTCATTAGTATTAATACTGATTTTGAATCTACTGTAATATCTGATTTTTTATTATTTGTAATTAAATCATAAAAATCTGTCATATCGTGTTTATTATTAATCTTTTTATCATTAAGTCTTAATAATTTATTATTTTCCAAATATCCATATTGACTTTTATTTTTTTCAATAGCTTCCCAATTTATTTTTGAATCGGTATCAACTTTATATAAAATAGGAGCTATAAAATTAGGTGATATTTTTCTTTTTAAAATAGTTGTTTTGACCCAATTATAATATTTTAATTCTCTCCATAAATCAAAATTTTCACTATTTATATTTTGTATATTTCTACTATTAATATCACCAATAGACATCATATAAAATCTAACATTAACACCAGTAGAAGTATTTGATATTTTTACCGAATGTGTTTTTTCATCTAATTTTATTGGATAAGCGCCTTTATATATTAAAAAATTTTTAGATAAATCATTATATGGATGGTCTAAAGTATATGGATTTAATGATAAAAGTTTTATATATGATAAAAATGAATTAATTCCGTTTTTAGCAGTTAAATCTTCACCATCTCTTACATTTATCATTATATTTCTAATAAAATTTATTAATTCAAGTCTTTCGTATATAGATGTATATGTATAATTTTTAATCCCTGATTTGAATGGTAATTGATCTTCATATATCTGATTCATTGTATTATAAGTCCCTAATGGGTTTGTTAGAGAGACATTATAAATTTTATGCTGGGGAATAGATTCAGGGAATGTATTATATGGATTTAATGGAATATATGAAGGTATGGTTAAAGGCTGTTTATCGGGTTTTGTATCATAAATTATATTTTCTATTATTTTTTTTTGCTGAATGGGGGCAATCGTCTCTTTATTTAATTCTTTTATTTGTTTTTGTTCATTAGATATAAATGGATCATTTTTTTCAATTTTATTATTATTATTCATATAAGCTCCACCTACCATTTTTTTTTTTATATTATAATACGATAACTTTCTTATAACATCTGATGTACGATTAATATAACGGGTATGTTTTTTAGGGTTATAAAAATAATTACTAAAAAATTCATCTTTTAATACGTCACAAACATTATATTTATTTGTAATGTATTTACCATTATTATAATATTTATTTAAAAAATTAGATAGATTTTCATCTAGTTCTTTTTTCTGTTTAATTATAATATCAAATATTGTATATATATCAAAATAACTATCGTATTGTTTATTATCTAAACATGATTTATCAAATCCAGTAATTTTTATTAAAAACTCAGAATTTTTAATATTTATAGTATCTATTTGTATATTAGTTTTAGTATAATCAATATATATATTACAAAAATTAAGACTATTATGCATAAATCTAGGATATGTTTTTTGTATAATATATAAAGCATGCATTATTTGAAAAATATATAATTTAATATCGTAATTATTATTAAAAAATTCTTTCGATGATATAATATTACTATTATATTCTAATATTTGGCAATTGAGTATTGGAATAATTTTTTTTTTATTTATACATTTTTCATAATGTTTGATTAACTCGGTAGGAATAATATGTTTTATTGTATCAAAATTTATATCAATGTTTAAATATGGAAATAATATATATTTTAATTTATTTTTTAACATTGCGTCAGCAATAACTATTGTAATATATATTCGGTTATTTGGGGTATTTTTAATATCTAACACGTCATCAACGGTATTATAAAAAAAACAAGATATAAAAAATATTGTATTATTAATATATTTAAATATTTTAATTTCGTTATTTATATTACAGATATATTTAAAACTACCATCTTTAATTAAATCAGATATATAATTATTATAATTATCCGAAGTGTTAGTTATTTTTATATTATTCAATACATAATTAATATTTTCATCTATTTTAATAGATTCCAAATTTGATAAGTAATCATTCAATATAAGTAATCTATCACTTAAATAATAAATTTTGTCCATTATTATATAATAAATTATATAAAAGTTATTGATATAAAAGTTTAATTAAACTTATTATATATGCATCAAATTGTATTATTTGCCTTGCTCCTTTATTTATCCTTGTTTCGTATATAGAACCACTTTCAATTATTTTATATTTAATTTCTATATCATCAATTAAATTTAATAGATTATTAGTAATTTTTTTTATTATATCATGAATTACAATATTTGTTATAAATAATAAATAAAATTTTTCACGTATCGTCTTAATGTTATTATATAATTCATTTACTGTTGTTATTTTATTAGAATTATATATTATACAAGTTATATCATTTATAACATTATTATAATTTAATATATCATAACTTTTAAATGACTTATACTTAAACAAATCAATTAACCATAGAACTTTATTTATTTTATTATCAGAATTATTCAATATTATTTTTACGTTTTTATATTTAATATTACGATTCTCTAATATATTTATTTTTAATATAATGGTTAATATGTCAACATCAGTGAATAATGGAATTCTTATTTGTATTGCTCTAGATCTAATATGTGATATAATATTAGATAATTGACTGCTTAATAGTATAAATTTACAGGTTGATGAATATTTTTCCATTATTCTGCGTAAGTATGATTGTATTTGATGTGATATATTATCTATTTTATTAATTATAATAGTTTTATATACTTTGTTGTTATGTAATATATTTATTGAATTGTGTTTAGTATATTCTTCTATTATTTCGTGTATAAGATATTTATCAAATCCATTTGATGTAGGTTCTATAATTATATGGTTTTTTGATTGTTTTATATAAACTTTAGTCTTAACGTTATTATAACCAGCTATAATATATTCTACTTCTCGAGTGATTATATTTTTTTTACCATATATATTTTCTAATAAATTTTTAACAACAAAATTTTTATAATATTCATCACAACCATATATTATTAAATGCTGAAAACTATTAAAATTATTTAAATTTTTGTTACAGTTATTTTCATTTATCCTAATATTAAAAAAATCAGATATCATAAAATTATTAAAAATTATATCTAATTGAGTTTTACAACATCTAAAAATATTTAAATTATCATAATATTTATTTACTAGAAACATAAATATATATACCTATTATATATTTCTATATCTATAGTATATTTTATTTATATATAAAATATAATTAATATAATTAAATTTTTATGGTCAGCAATAATAAAGTTTAATTATATTGGTATCTTTAACATATTATTGATTATTCTGTGAAATAGGCTGGAAAGTTATTATTAGTATTTTCTATTATATCATTTATACTAATCTCTATTTTTTGGTTCAATATATTCCATATCTAATTTATTAAATATTTCTTTTTCAGATGAAAAGTTATTTAACATTTTTCTAGAAATAATATTATATAAACCATACTCGGATAATATATAATTTAATTTTTTTGCTTTTATTCTCATTTTTTTATTAAAATCAACAGATCCTGTAAAATATAAAAGAGATGAATAATAATATTTAGGACTCATGTATACGATATCTACTCTTCTGATAAAATTATCTCTATATTTTAAAAATCCCATATATTTATTTTTATATGATTTATTAGTAATATCTTCTATTATTAAAGGATTATTGTTATTTAGAGATATTTGGTTTTTTAATAAATTTACAAAAAACTTTAAATAGTTAAAGTCGGATAAATCTTCATTGTTTGTTATTAATATATCAATATCCCCGCAAAATTTATGTTCTCTTCTATAAGAACCACAGATTTCATGTTTAAAATATATTTTATTATTATTATTTTTACTTATATAATTAATTATTTTATCTATATCTGAAATTTCTTTTCTTGGTATATTATCCATAAATTTTCCATGATATTTTATTCCTAATTTTATTTTATTATTTACGTTTATTGATTTATCGTTTATTTTTTGTTTAAGATCTTCTATACTTAAAATTCCTTTTTGAATTAGGAAATTAGCACTTTTTTCACCAATTCCGATAATACTAGTTAACTCTAAAATTATTTTATTATTATCTGGAATATTTTTAGTATTATCATTTAAACCAGTCAGTGTTCCTGTTTTTAAAATCTCTATTATTTTATCTACTGATTTTTTACCAATTCCTGGATATTCCAAAAGTTCATTTACGTTTTCTGTAGTAATTTTTTTTTTATATTTTTTCAACATAGAAATTACATGCTTAATTGTTTTTAATTTAAATTGATAACTTGTTATAGTTTTTAAATCATCATTTTCATTTATTTTTATATCATCTTCTATTTTATTTTTTAATAATAATAGTATATTTATTATATTATTATTCATAATCTGATAATAATATAATAATAAATATATTATTTAGTTCTATTATAAAATAATATATATGCGTCTTGGGAATAAAAATCATTAATACTACTAACGTGTTCATCGTTATAATTATACCATTTGTTATTATCTAAATTTTTTATATACGAAGTATAATGCCCATAATTCATATCTGTACCGTTATGTATATTTACGGCAAATAATTTATATATATTATTATTATTATTATTATTATTGGTATTGGTAATATATTTTGTAATATCTATTTCTTCGGGATATTTAATATTTTTTTTAATTTTTTGTTCTTTATTAAATCTTTTTAATAAAAATATTAATACGTCTGATGTTTCAAATATTAAAGTTCTACTATTAGACTTTTTAGATAATCCACAAAAACTACAGTTATATTCTATTTCTTCACTTTTATAATATTCATCTAAACAATTTTCTAAGGTAATATTTTCGGTATCGTCTGGGATACCTAAACTTAATATTATAAATGGATCAATAACAAATGATTTTGTTCTACATAAACCGCATCTAATTATTTTTTTATTATAACTATTAAACATATTAGATAATTCCGAAAATTCAGTTTGTTTAAAATGTAAAATTTTACTTTCACAAATTAAATCGTATAACATTTTTATAATAGGGATATCATCATTATATTTATCATAATGAGGTAAGTAAACCTTTTTACCTACATTTTTAATAATTTCATTTATTATAAAATTTAAAAATTCTGACGAATCTTGTTGATTATTTTCCATCCATAATTTATTTATACAACCTAGCTGTTTTCTAAATAATAATGGTTCTATCATTGAACCATTATTATTTTTTGTTATGGTAAATAATTCATAACAATTATTAACTGTATCTTTTTTTTTTTGATATTTGTTATCCAAAATGAATTTTATAAACCCTGGTGTTTGATATAATATATGCAATATTGAATTCATATAACATGTTATACCATTAATATTTGTATATCTACTATGACTAACCATAATTTTATTATAATTGGTTTTTATTTAAAACCAATTTTATTATAATTAGTTTTTATTTACAGTCCAGTTATAATAAAAAATGAAATAATTAATATTTAAATAATATTATGATATAGTATCATAATAAATATGAATAACTTATTTAAAGTAATTAATATGAAATTAGTATCTAAAAAAGAATATGATATTAATAAAGAAATAGACCAATGTATTATTTGTAGAGATTCGTTATATACAATACCTCCAGATGTATTCATTAATAGTGGTACTATATCGGTTGGGGTATGTAATCATGTATTTCATACATGTTGCATTAATTCTTGGTTAAAGAATAAATATATGAAAAATTGTCCTCTATGTTCTGAAAAATGGATTGTTATAAAAACTGTTAATATAGATATCCCAACAATACAAGAATTAAAAAAAAATGATTAATAAAAATATTAATCATATTATATATAATTATATATAATATGATTAATATTTATGTGTTGGAATTAGAAAATAATAAATATTATATAGGTGATACATTTATGTTATCATATGGTTTAGATGATTATTTAAAAGATAATGTAATAGAATGGACTAAAAATAATAAACCTATTTCGGTATGTAAATTTTTTATTAATAAAACTGAATACGATATAGTAGACATAACACTAGAATATATAGAAAAATATGGTATTGATAACGTTAGATGTTCTAAATGGACTGATATAATATTATATAATAAAGATATGGTTTTTAATAAATCTAATATAAAATGCAAGAACTGTAATCAACCATTTAATGAGACTTGTTGTGAATTTATGGATGATATTTTTTGTTGCCTTAATTGTAATAAAGATTTTTATTCCGAAAAAGAATTAAATGATCATTTAAAACATTCTTGCATATGTAGGTAAAATAGTATTGTATAAAAAAATAAATATAGTTATATTTATATAAATAAATATAGTTATATTTAGTTATATAAAATATGTGTAATATTAATAATATGTTAATAAAAACCCCTACTGTATTAAAATTAACACCTCTTATTTATATTTTTGAAAAAATGAATATAACGCATAAAAAAAATACACTATGGCTTAATATTGGTGTAAATAATAGCACTGATGCTAATTATATTTCAAATTTTACCGATGAAAATATTTTTTGTTTTTTTAAATATTTACAAAAATCAAATAATTGGAGAAATGTGGTAGATACTGATTTTTATAAAAATACTAAATATACATACACCTACAAGATAGATAATAATATAAGATATATCCCAGGGTATTTTGGTTATAAAATACCTGAATTTATAAAAACAAATAATAAAAAAATTTCATTAATAAATATAGATGCTGATTTTTACTATATTTCATTAACTTTATTAAATATAATGAAACCGTATATTGACAATGACTGTATATTAGTTTTTAGTAGATTACAGTCGATTTCACAAAAAGTTTATAAATGTCAAAAAATTGGTCAATACTATAAAATGTCTATATATACTAGATTTAAAATTTTATTTTATTAAAATTAAATTTTTATTTCATGGTATTT